TAACGTTCTCGCAAATAATGTATCTCTGGGCTTCATGGCTGCAATTCTTCGCTTTATACACGGCATGGTATAAGCTTTTTTCCGTATCTCAGTATTTTTTTTAGTTAAAAGTTCGAAAACGGCTTAACAGGCGCTTCTCAGATGGGGTTTAGAAAATCCTAGCGATTGGCCAGGGCACTTTTAGAAATTTAAAAAAATCCTAGTTTTATTTTTTGGAAAAATATTGATTTAAAAAAATCCTGGATATACAATATTTTATGAATTATGACTTATGTGGAAAAAACTTATACCATGCCGTGTATAAAGCGAAGAATTGCAGCCATGAAGCCCAGAGATACATTATTTGCGAGAACGTTAAGATAGCGAAAAGGGAAATCGAATCTTATGATGTTGAAAATTTTACAATTAAAGCGGTTCAAGAAGATATTTCAATAGTCGTTATCTAAAAAAATGTCACACTATTCCGTATAGACCAATAGAGAGGTTTATCATGGAAAATGACAAATATGTAATTCCTGAACATTTACAAGATTTTGAGAAAATACTAGAAGAATATGAAAAAAGAAAGGAACAGCGTATTTTGTTGAATATTCTACATTGGGTTTTTTCTGAAAAAAGTGAGGATTGACTAGAATATTTTATAGTTATCGCATATGATAATTATGTTCGACCCCGAATGCAAGGGAGAAGAGGGCTATTTGAAAGATAATAGAAGTCTCACGAACCGCCGGGGGGAGGCAGACCCTGTTATTACTTTTTAAGATTTGAACACAGTGGGGCTTATCTACCTGGAAGGGTGATAACGGCGCATCACAAAATTTGAGGGTGTGTTACACGGGCAGTGCCCACTTTGTTCTTTTATACGGGCCATAGTTTAAAGGTAAAACCCCAGCTTTCTAAACTGGAGATTTCGGTATCGAATCCGATTGGCCCACCTTTTTCAAACAAAAAATTTCAAATTCTTCTTAAAAATCTTCTGCCCTTTTTTCAAGGTTTTCCGTGTTGATGGCTCAAGCCATTGTTTCTTTTTGATAGTCACATGAGATTTCCGCAAATCCTGAATCATGGTGATTGTTCGCTTTTTACTACCCTCAAGCCTAAAAAGACCCTTAACCCGCCCTTTTTTGCCCATAAAGTTCAATTTCATTACACTTTTGTCATTTCTAATACGTGCGTTCCTGATTTGCTGTCTGACTGCCACAATTCCCGAGGCCCTACGTGTTGCCCCTCCCAATCGATTGATTTTATTTGGACCTCTGACAACCCGCCGCCGGCTTTTGGTGACCCTGGCCTTTTGCGTTGGTATATGGCCAACTTTTAACGATGCGTTACCAAATTCCTGATCCGCCATGTATTTTTGCAAACTTCCAACCGCTGAAGAACTACTTGGGGAATTCGTGGCCTTTCTAAAAATAATACTTCTTAGTGTGAATTTATTTCTATTGATGAATTCTTTTCCTACAAATTTCTTGGCGTTCTTCTGAGCATCCCGGGCCATATCATTAAGCGTATTACGCCTCAGTGTTGGAAACTTCTTTTCCATTTTTTGATATTGTTTGATGACTTTATTAAGCCCTTTTATTCGGATTTCGCTCATAAAATCATTTTACTTGTTTTTTATTCGGAAAGTGGATAATATTTAAGGAGTAATGCAAAGCCTGATTGGCTTCAATGGGTGTATGATTTTAGGCCTTCTGGCCGATTTTCCTTAATTACCTAATGGATTACCCTTTTTAGTGGGGAAGTGTTGAAACTAACTAAAACGGGCTTTGTATTATTTTAGGAGAAGAAGGGGAAGATGTTTGATTTAAGAATGGGCGATTGTCTGGATATTATGCCAGATATTCCCGATGGTTCGGTTGATATGATTTTGACTGACCCGCCTTATGGTACTACAGCTTGTAAATGGGATTTAATTATTCCCTTCCGGCCAATGTGGGAGCAATTGAAGCGGATTATCAAGCCAAACGGGGCCATTGCTTTATTTGGCTGTGAACCTTTCAGCAGTTTAATGCGATGCAGTAACCTAAAACAGTTTAAATATGATTGGGTTTGGCAAAAAGATAAGGCGACAAATCATCTTAATGTCAAACGGCAACCGATGAGAAGAAACGAGTTGATAAGCGTTTTCTATAAAAAACAGTGCACATATAATCCCCAATTGTCAAAAAAAGACCCTAAAAGCGTAAGGCCACCAACCATTAAACGAAAACAGGTCGAAAATTATGGAGCTATGACCGCAGCATCTGTGAGGGATATCCCGGTGGATATGACTTATCCACATGAAACACTGCAATATAGAGGGTGTTTTGGCGACAAGGGGAAATCTATCCACCCAACCCAAAAACCCGTTGAGCTTCTTAGCTACCTAATAGCCACATACACAAAAAAGGGCGATACTGTATTAGATTTCACAATGGGCAGCGGCAGCACTGGAATTGCCGCCCACAATCAAGGCTGTAATTTCATAGGCATAGAAAAAGACGAAAAGTATTTCAACATAGCCAAAAACCGTATAGAGCAACATTTGGCCCAAAAAGTTTTATTTTAATGGTTGATTTAGTAGGAAAAGCAGAACTTGCCAAAATGGGCAAAGTGGCTTCGGCGTTAATCTCTCGCAATATCAGAAAAGGGAGTATTTGGTATCCCGCCTACGACAAAGAAGCTAAACAAATCGATGCTGACCACCCTGTAATTCAAGAATGGTTAGATAAACGGGCTTCCATGAAAAGCCCCGACGATATGATGCTTAAAGATTATGAGCATTTGACATTAAAAGAAATTATCACGGAATACGGCTCAATTCCCCAATTTCAAGACCTTTGTAAAACCTATAAGACAATTGCCGATACTGAGCTCCGAAAGATTCAAATTGACCAAAACAGGGGCGATTTAGTCAGCCGGGAGCATGTGAGCAAAGTTTGTTTTGGATATCTCGAAACCTTAAATAAAAGACTTCTAGAAATGCCGGCTGGCAGAACCCCTAAGATTATAGCCCTGGTCGAATCTGGCGCCGTGGATGTTAAAGAACAGCTCATTGCATCATTAGTAAAAGAAATTGCCAAAATAATCAAAGGTACAAAACGTGATCTATTGGAACGAATAAGCGATGATTTCACAGAGCAAGATTGACAAAGAATATATTCTTGAGCAAATAGGCCTTTTGACTGATGACAAGGTTGTTTATAAGGTCAGTGAGTGGGCGGAAGCAAAACGATATCTCCCTTCAGAGCTGAGCCCCTTACATGGTTTTTGGGACAACGCCAATAATCCGGCCATGGTCGAAATAATGGACTGTATGAGCGAAAACAGCCCTATAAGAGAATTAGCCCTTAAAAAAGGCGCTCAAGTGGGATGGACCACGGCAGTCATTGAAAACTTCCTTGGTTACATTATCGATTACTGCCCAGGGCCTACAATGTTTGTTACCGCTACCAAAGACATGGCTGAAAAGGCTGTTGAGTTGCGTATCGATAGGATGATTCAAAACGCTGGTTTGATGGATAAGATTTATGCCCAAAACCAACAGGCGGATAAATATAACCGTAAAACCGGAAACACCAAAAGTAAAAAAGAATTCGCCGGCGGCTTTATATTGCCGGTTGGCTCAAATAGCCCAAACTCATTGCGTATGACCTCTGTTAAGAATCTTCTAATGGATGAGATCGACGCCTTTCCCGCTTCAGCCGGTAAAGAGGGTGACCCCATCGCTTTGGCCGAAAAAAGAACTAACGCATATATGCATCAACGTAAGGTTTTATATGGAAGCACACCCCTAATAAAAGGGGTCAGTAAAATTGATAAATTGTATAAAAGAGGGGATCAACGGCATTATCTCGTTCCATGTAAAGATTGTGGAGAGTTTCAACAACTTGTTTGGGAACAGATATCTTATGAGCGTGACGACGATGGATTTTTGATACTCGATAGCGTGTTTTATGTTTGTAAGGAATGCGGGTGCACCTGGAAAAACGCCGATAAAGAAAACTTTTTACCAAAAGGAAAATGGGTCGCAACGGCCAGAAGTGTAAACCCAAATTTTAGGAGTTATCATTTAAGCGGTCTCTATAGCCCCGTGGGCACCTATGATTGGGAAAAGGCGGTTGAAGATTGGATTGATGCGCAAACGGACGTTGAAAAGCTTAAAACCTTTGTAAATACGGTCATTGGCGAACCGTGGGAGGAAAAAGGTAAGAAGAACGATTACAGGGTTATCAATAAAAAACGCCAAGAGTACCAAAGCGGTACGGTCCCCCCAGAGGTTATTTGTCTAACGGCGGCGGTGGACGTTCACGACAATCTGTTTTATATAGAAATCGTTGGATGGGCTAGAAATCAGGTCACCTATTCAATCGATTGGATTAAATTAGAAGTTGACAATGAAGCCTTTTCAAGTCCTGGTTGGGATGCCCTGGATGATGTATTAAGTAAAAAATACGGAGATCTAAATATTTTAATGGCCTTCGTGGACAGTGGATACAAAACAGATAAGGTTTATGCTTTTTGCTCAAGGTTTACAACTGGAGTTTACCCGTGTAAAGGCGGTTCAAAATTCACCGGAAAGAATGCCTATAAAACAAGTGATATAGCCGGGGAGGACAATTTAACGCTTATCGTTTTGGCCGGAGATTATTATAAAAACAAGTTGTTTAGCTGGTTGAATTTAGAGAAAAAGAAAGATGGTGAAATCCCTTATGGCTATCCGTTTTACCCTAACGATTACACCGATGAGTTTTTTAAGGGTTACGAAAATGAAATATTAATGGAGCAAGTGGATAAACTGGGCAACATCGTCGGCCACAGGTGGGAAAGGCGGACAACTAAGGCCTTTAATGAGCCGTGGGATGTTAGGGTATATGCCATGGCCGCTTTTGATTATCAGGTCGATCAGGTGAGGGCGGAAGAGTGCGAGGAAGACGAAGACTTTTCAATTGATGAGTTTTTTAATTACATAGAAGCGGGGAATTCTTAATTTTGTGTATAATTGCATAAAATAAGCGATTAAAGGAAATTATGGCAACGGCTGCAGAATTAAAGGTAAAGATTACAAATGTTGAAGCGGCAATTAATGCCGTTTTACTCGGTCAGGAATACACTTTTGATACGGGAATGAGTGTTCAGAAGATGAAAAGGGCCGATCTTCCTGGGCTACAATCTCTGCTTAATATGTATGAAAGTCAGTTGAGCGTTAAAGAGCTTCAGGAAAATAATTGCCAGATTACCCGGGGCATTGCAGGGAGAATAGATTGTTAAAAGGCATTTTATCGAAGCTTGGTTATGAAAAAAAACCTGATCCGGTGACGGCTATAGAGGCCCCAGATGTTCACGAAGAATCAGAAAAAGGGGCTTTTCACACAGCCTTTAACGGTTCCTTTGGATCATCTCCATTTGCCCAAGGCGTTTTTGGTGGCGAAACCATATCAGGCGGCATTAGAAACAAAGTCGATTACAATCATCTGGGAAGTATTGACTATTACTCTTTAAGGGCATTAAGCAGAAAATTATTTGTTGAAAATAAATATGCCGGAATGGCTCTAGGTCGATTGGCTACAAATGTACTAAATGAGGGGTTGAAACCAGAATCAATTCCCCCAACTTCAATAACTGGATTTGATGACGAAGCAACGGTTAATTGGACTGAAAAGCTAGAAACTCTGTTTAAACTTTATGCAGAGGATGAAATGGTTGATTGGGAAAGAGTGCATAATTTTTCCGCCTTACAAAAAGTGGTTTATATGGAATCGCTAGTTGAAGGTGACGTTCTGATTCAATTAAAAGTCAATGAAGAAACCGGATTGCCTTCAATTAAAGTCGTGTCAGGTAGACATGTCGCAACAGGTATTAATTCCGACAAGTTAAAAGCTAAGGGTAATACAGTTGAATTCGGTGTTGAGCTTGACAAAAAGCGCCGCCATATAGCCTACCACGTTTTAGAGCGTAATAAGTTGGGTTTTGTAGGCACCGAAGCTGTAAGAATTTTGGCAAAAGGTAGAAATACCGGACGGCCCAACACTTTTTTGGTTTATGAGAGCCCACCCCCGGCGGGTAAGGTTCGAGGCTTTCCGATTCTTACTAGAATTCTTCAGGCAACAGACCAGATTGAAACATATGCTATTTACGAAATGGAAGCTTCTAAGCTTAATGCGAGTTTGGCTATGTGGGTTGAAAAGACCAAAGAAAGAGCTGGATCAAATCCTTTGGCCGGCGTGGGTAAAAGAAATGCAGAAGATGCCTTTGACGGCATCCCTAAAACTTCAGTTGAAGCCGGTATGCTTGTTAAAGAGGTTGCCTATGGCGAAAAACTCAACAGTTTTAAGACAGATAGGCCAAACGTAAATTTTAAAGCGTTTAAAGATACGGTATTAGAAGATATCGCCGCCGCTCTGGAAATACCCCCCGAAATTCTACAGTTGAAATTTGGAAATAACTTTAGCGCAAGTCGCCAAGCGGAGATTGAATTTAAAACATATGTCAGGAAAGCTAGGAAATATTTCTCTGACCAGTTCAATAAAAAATTCTATAATCAATGGCTTACAGGTATGGTTTTCCGTGGTCTTATTCAGGCAAATGGATATATTGAGGCGGTTAATAGTGGGAATCTGTTTACCCGTAACGGCTGGCAGTTGTCTAAATGGATTGGTTTTGTCAAGCAAAATGTTGACATTTTCAAAGAAGCTAAGGCGTATGAGCTTTATATTGAAATGGGAATTATGACCAGAGAACAGGCGGCGGGAGAGTTGACAGAGGCGGATTATAGATCTGCAGTCAAACGTCTATTGGTAGAGAATGAAATGCTTGCCTTGGCTAAAGAACCATTGCCGGGAGATATCAACACAAGTAAATCGATTGTGGCTGATAACCAACAACAAGAAGAAGAAGATGAAGAAGAAAATAACAATAACAACAATAAGGGGAGTAATTAGATGTTTTTACTAGAAAAAAACTTTGCAAAAATGTTTGTTCCCGCTTATTGCAAGGGTGACCGGGATTATTTGGCGGCATTACCAGAGATTGAAATATTTGAGCATCCCGACCCTTCCGATAGGGACGAAAAGCGCAATGTAAGAATAAGTAACGGCATTGCGACCATTAATATATTAGGTGTTTTAGGCGATGGAATCCCTAGTTGGATGTCTCATACCAGTTATGTAAGCATCGTCGAGGGGATTCGTATTGCCGAGGCGGACGAAAGCGTAGAGGAAATATTTTTTAACGCAGACGGACCAGGCGGCTTTGTTTCTGGTTGGATGCCGGCGGCGTTGGCCATTGCCAATACCACCAAGCCAACAACCGCAATAGTTGGAAATATGGCTGCAAGCGCAACATGGATGCTGATTGCCATGGCAGATAAGATTATTGCCAGGGATAATTTAACCTCTATCGGAAGTATTGGCGTAGCCGCTGAATATATGGACCTAACAAGAATGTTTCAGGATATGGGCATTGATATTCATACATTTACAAATGATGAATCCAAAGACAAAAGGCCTGATCTTTCCACCGTGTCAGGGCGCCAAGTTATCCAAGATGGCATCAATGATGTGTACCATGAAATTGAAGCATTAATTGCTCAGGGTCGAGGGGTCACGATAGATTTTTTAAGGGAAAATTTCGGAGCTGGCAGAGTGATGCTTGCAAAAGATGCTCTATCGGCTAAAATGGTAGATGAAATTAAGCAAAAGGCAATGTTGTCAGACGGTCGAACATTAGAAACCGAAGATATAACACAGGAGAACGAAGAAATGGAAATCATTAAGAACATCCAAGATTTAAAAGCCGCTCACCCTTCACTTTGTGAAGAGCTTTCAAAGGCCTCGGCTTCTGATGCTTATACAAAAGGCCTTGAGGAAGGTAAGACCGCTGAAAAGAAACGTGTTAATGATTGGGCTGTCTTTGCTGAAGTTGAGACTGAGGCCGTTATCGCCGGTATTAAAGGTGATGAGGAAATTGCCGGTTCAACTACTGCTATTTATGCCGCTAAAAAAGTACAACAAGATACTCTCAAAAAAATGTCTGATGAAAATGGCCCAGATGTTGACACAGGCACAGTTAAAGACGATGAAATCCAGACGCAAAAAGATGCTGATTTTGAAGCCGCTCTTGATGCCGAACTAGCGAAGAAGTAAGGAGCTAAGAAATGGCTAATCCAAATATTTTAAATATTGATCATAGACAACTTCCAGCGGGTGATAATCGTTGGATTGATGTTACTTTAGCGCAAGGCGAATCGGTTGTTAAAAATCAGGCCCTTGGCATTGAAACCTCTGGTCGTGAATGGGCCGCTTTGCAAAGCGCCGCTTCAGATGGTTCCCAGCTAATCCGTGGTTTTGCCGCTGAAACAGTGGACGCCACTGCCGCCCCCCTAACAATTCGTGTTTTGATTGAAGGTGATGTTGATGATTCTCAGATCATTTTCGATGGATCAGATACTCTCACAACCGTTCCAGCACTTCCAACCGGTCAAACAGATGATTATTTTACTCAATTGCGTGACTATGGAATGTTTGCCAAAACTCTCAAAGATCACTATATCCAAGATAATCAGTAATTAAGAAGGAAAGAAGAAGAAAATGACAATAAACACTATTCTTACTCGAAAAGCTGTAGAGACATACGAAGATAGGGTTGTCCCTACAAATTTCTTTACTTCTATGTATGGCCGTAAAACGCCTACAGAACAACTTATTCTTAGTTACGATATCAAACGTAAGTTGGAACGGGTTGCGGTTGACGTGGCGCCTGGAACTGGCCCTAAAAACATCCGTAAACTAGAACCGTTTACAAACAAAGAATATCAGGCCCCGGCATATGATGAGGCTTTTGAATTCAATGCAAACGAGTTTAAAAAACGTGCGTTCGGTCAAACTTCATATACACCAATTCAAAAAGCTGCAAGGTTTATTGAGTTTGTTAATAAGAGTTGGAATGAAAGTACTGAGATGATTGAAAGGGCTATTGAGCTTCAGTGCGTGAATGCTTTGCTTGATGGTAAATTGACCCTTTCAAATGGTGATGAGATCGATTTTAATCAAAAATCCTCACACCAAATCACCGGCACAGATTGGACCATTGTCGGAAATAATATTCTTGCAAACCTTCAGACCGGATTAGACCTTATCCGCTCTGATGGAAAAGGCACTGGCGATGTTTTTGTTGGTGGCAAGTCTATGATCGAAGGTATTTTGTCTAATACTACCATTAAAGATCGTGCCGATATTCGCCGCATTGATTCCGTCAACATTAGTAGACCAGCTTTTAACGATGCCGGCGCTGCATTTCACGGCCTTTTAACGGTGGGATCTTATACCATTGAGCTTTGGAGTTATCCGCAGTCTTACGAGGATGCTGCAGATGCCACTCAGGATTATTTAGGCGATAAACAATCTATTCTTATGGACAGTCGTGCGAGAATGGATTTGAATTTCACTGGTATTGATCGTTTTACAAGCGGTAACGTGGAAGGAACAATGTTGGCGGGAATCCCACTGGTAGAATCAAGTATGGTCGAGTTTTTCCCATATTCTGTAATGGATAAATACGGGTTTAACATCCAAACTGGCGTTGAGAGCCACCCTTTGGCCGTACCTGTTGCAATTGATAAAGTCGTTGTTATTACCTCTGATTAAGAAAGTAATTATGAATTCAAAAACTTTTAAAATTATTAAGAATACAAAGATAACCACACGAAACGGTGTTGCCTCCATGGGTGACACCGTTAATTCTGGTGATGTTGTCAACCCCGGCTGTCTGCCAGGTATGCTAAAAAATAAAGAGATCGAAGAAGTCAAAAAAGCTGACACAAAGATTTCTGAAAAGAAGGCTGAAACCACCACTGTCAAGAAAACCAAAAAGAAAGCTTCAAAAAAGCCTGAAGATTCTGAGTAAGTAAGATGGTTGGCGAGTTGAGAGCCCAGGCGATTGTTGACCTGAAACAGACGATCCAATCAGAGTTTGGCCAAAACATAAGAATTGCTACTGATCAACAAGATTCAGAATTTCAAACTTTTATAGGCAACTCAAACGATATCTACACAGCCATTGACCCAGAAACTAACCAGATAATCACGGGTCGAAGCGTTCACGCTGTTTTTGTTTTAAAGGAAGTCCAAGACTTTTTTGATACATTACCTAAAAAGAAATGGCGGGTACAGTTTATTGATATTTCCCCGGGTGAATTTGCAGTAAAAGAAATCAGACCCGATGCCTCTTTAGGCGTTCTTGTACTGATCATAGGTAATTAATATGGTAGATGATCCTATTCCCTATCTACCCAAATCAAATTTAGAAATAATACTTGATCAGATTGTTGACATTTTGCAATTTGAAGCCGCCAATCAAATTACGCAGGGGAACGAATTGGCAAAGGCTAAGGGAACTTTAACTTTAGATACTCAACCCTTAAACGGTGATGATTTCACAGTAGGAGCAAAGCCTTATACCTTAGAGGACACGTTAACAAATGTTGATGGACACATAAAAAGAGGCGTTGATTTGGCCGCTACCCAGGCAAATATAATAGCCGCCTTTGATTTAAGTGGGGTTGCTGGCACTGATTACGCTACCCTAATGACGGCGAACACGGATGTAGATATTGAGGCATTTAAGACTGACCAGGCTGTTTTAGCGGCTAAATTGTCAGGCGTGGACGGGAATGCCATTGCAACCACTTCAAATTTCACAGAGCCAACAAATAAATTTGACGCTCTTACTTTGGGAACCACTCAAACCGGTTTTGAATACGATGCTTCAGAAGATGATTTTTCAGTCGTAAAGGAATTACATACAAGAATTTCAGAGCATGATTTTAAACAGAGCGCCAACGGTTTAAATAAGACCCTTGTAAATGTGTATTTTATGACCAGTGACACAGACCCAAAAACTCAGAAGGTGGGCAAGGTTTTTAAGCCCGATTTTCATATAGATTGTTACGCCAAAAGGCCTACGGATGATAACGATGAGGGCTTAACAAAGGCAAGTTTGAAGGTTCATAGAACAATGATGCAAGTATCAAGAATTTTATATGATCCCAGATATGAAAGATTAGGGATTTCATATAGGGATTCTAACAATGAACTGGTACAATTTATACAGAAGCGCAGCATAACCTCACTCCAAAAGTTTCAACCAGAAGAAGCCGCTGGAGCCGTTGAAAATATTATAGCGGTTAGGGTTGTTTTGCACGTTGAGTTAGTAGAAACATTAAGTGATATACCCGGGAACGATCTAGAATTAGTGAATTCTCTGGTTACAGCAGAAACCCAATAACGGAGGTTTAAAATGGTTGGAATTAGTCAAGCTTTCCCAAACAACAGCACTGCTTCAGGAACAGGCATTAAGACAAACAATGCGCAGTTTGCACAATTGCCGTCGGTTTTACCGGTTAGAGTTGCCCTTTTGGGTCAACATGGAACAGGTGTAATTCCCGCCAATAATGGTTTTGAATACGATAAGCCTAAAGCGATAACAAGCCCCGAAGACGCCGCCGCAATTTTTGGATTTGGTAGCCCTATACATATTGCCGCAAGAGTTCTTTATAACTCAAAAAACAGCATTGCAAATATTCCGCTTGATGTTTTTGCCATTAAAGAATCTGATACGGGTAAATCTAAAGGTACTTTGACTCTAGATACTAATCCGGCTGATGCCAAAACAATGACAGTTGACGCCAAGGTTTATATTTTTAAAACAACCCCAACCGTTGACGGTGACATTCAAATAGGCGTTGACATAGCCGCAACCCAAGCAAATCTTGTAGCCGCTTTTGATTTAAGTGGTGTGGCTGGTGTGCAATATGCCCCCGCTATGTCAGCTCACCCCACGGTAGACATAGCCGCTTTTATTGGTGACGATGCAATTTTGACAGCAAAAAACAGTGGAGTGGCCGGTGATGCTATTGCCACTACGGACACATTCACAGCCGGAGCAAATGGATTTGATGCGGTCACTTTGGGAACCACCCAAGCCGGCGCAAATACAACTTCCGCCGGTGCCGTTGCATTCGTTGGAACACAGACACAAAATGCAAGCTACACTTTGACAATCGGAAGTGAGCAAATACCTTTTACTCTTGTAAAGGATACAACCGCCACAGAAGCCGCCACTTTAGTAAAATCTTTAATTGATGGTTTGGCAAGGCTCCCCGTAACGGCTGGAACCATTGCCGCCGATTCAATCCCTCTTACTGCCAGGTGGGCCGGTCTTACTGGTGATGAAATTGGAATTGAAATTTCTGGTCTTTCTCAAGGCATCGCCATTATACCTACGGCAATGTCAGGCGGGGCGGGTTCCCCACTTGTTACCGGGGCTCTGGATAACTTTCAAGAAAAATATACAGTAGTTGTTAATCAATTTGATGACGCCGCAAACCTTAACGCTCTCGAAGCTAAGAACGAAGTTTTTTGGACGGCGTTAGAATCACGTCCTTTTATAGCTTATTATGGCAGTAAGGAAACAAGCGCCACCGCTGTAATCATAGACACCGATGCCCGTTTAAATGAGCGTACAAACTCAAAGTTTCCAATCCCAGGAAGCCCAAGTGTGCATATTGAAATAGCTTCCAGTGCTGCCGCTGTTGTGGCCATTACGAGTAATGGTAATCCACCGAAACCATATGTTGAAGCTATTGTTTACGGAGTGTTGCCAGGTAATGCTTCAGTAGTACAGTGGACTTATGCAGAGCGTGACCTGATCAACAAGGGCGGTTGTTCAACATCATTTTTTGATGACGGGGTTATAAGAATAGCTGATTTGCTAACTACTTTTCACCCCGCCGGCGTTGAGAATCCAGGTTATAGATACAATGTAGATATAGCCAAGGTGCAATTAATTCAAACCGATCTTAGAAAAGGTTTTGGTGGCCCTAATTGGCAAGGTAAAATTCTCGTTCCTGATGATGCCGCTGTAACAAACCCTGAAGCAAGAAAGCCAAATTCGGCCAAGGCCTTAGTTTTTGGTTTGATTGATGCTTGGGGAGCTTTAGGGGTCATTGCAGATGTTGATTTTTCAAAAGACAATACCTTGGCTGAAATTGATCCATCAAATGCGAACCGTTTAAATGTTGTCGTTCCTGTCATCCTTAGTGGAGCGGTACGAATCAGAAGCATTGATTTAGAATTTAGTACTGAAGTAACAGGAGCTTAATTATGGCACAGGTAGGCGGAAGCATAACAGAAATCACTCTTAACGGTCGTCCCTTTAGTGTTGACGCAGAATCCGACATTGGTAAGAAGCTACAGAAGCACGAAAACGAGCTAAAGGCCAACGGTAATGGTACAACTCGACTTATCAAAAAGAATGTACCACAGATGATTGATGGCGTTGCCATAGCTATTGACAATTCTTTAGGGGATTTTGAGTTTTTAAAGGGTCTAAACGATGCTTTTGTTTTGTTTGATATAACTATAGCAGAACCGGATGGAAGTTTTTGGGCTGGTCAAGCTCAGATTACAGGAGAATTTAAAACTCAGAGCCAAGAGGCAACTACGGAAGTAACCTTTATGGGCCAAAATATCAGAAGACAATAATAAACATAACTTTTTAGGAGAAGTGATATGGCAGAAAATGAAGGGGCTACAGCCTCAGATAAAATAGATATGGACATGGACACAGCCCAAGAAGAATTTGATCGTCTTTGTGTGTCTTGGAACTTGTCAACCGAATATGACGCTGTAGATGCGGAAAGCGTTAGAAGCCTTTTACAATACATTCAAAAAGGTGTTTTAGTTGTTGCTACTGGCAAAGGTGAAAAACTTGTTTTACAACACAATCTATTTGAACCACTCACTAAAGACGGCGGTATGCAACAAATTACATACAAGTATATTATCACTGAGGATATTATGTCTTTAGATAATATAGAAGTTCAAAAAAGCTTTGCTAAAAATGTTGAACTTATTAACGCTCTATCTGGAACACAAAGAAACCTTGTGAAAAGAATGCACTTGAAAGATCTAAGTATAGGCGGGGCGGTGGGTGCGCTTTTTTTAGTATATTAGCCTGTAGGGATTGGAAGAAAAATTTAGTAAGTCTGATTTCCGCCGGCTTTACAAACATAGAACAACTCGAAAAGCTTAACGTTTTTAAGTTGCAACAATGGGCGGATTTAGTTGAACAAGCCTCAGTAAATAACAAGGTTCAACTGCAGAAGATGATGGATAAAACAGATGGCTAGAAATCTGGCGGTTGCTACTGAGTTTCGGGGTTTTGACAAGATGTCAAAGCCTCTTAGAAATATCACTAGTAAACTAGATAAGATTGACCGCCGCCTAAGAAGAGTCCAAAAAACATCTAAAAGAACTTCATCAAGCGTAGCCGCTTCATTTGGAAAAATGGCCGTGGGGATAGGTGGTTTTCTACTGGCATTCAGGGGTTTTAGGCTGGTCAAAGATGGCCTTTTAACCACTACAAAAGCCGCTTCAGATTTATTCGAAGAACAGATGAAGCTTAATACGGTTTTTGAGAATGTTAAAGAGCCGGCAAATGCAATGCGGGATAATCTCGTAAGTGCGTATAATTTTTCCAAAAAAGAAGCTACTCAATTATTAGCTGCAACCGGTGATTTGTTGGTTGGTTTTGGCTTTCAAGAAGATAAGGCCTTAGAATTATCTGGGGCGGTTCAGACATTAGCGGCTGACCTAGTGTCTTTTGGTAATATTGAAGGGGGCGTTGAACGTGCTTCTCGCTCATTGACCAAGGCCTTGTTTGGCGAGGTTGAATCTGCCAAATTATTAGGCATTGTCATAAAGCAAGATGAGGTAAATAGTATTTTGGCCGCTAAGGGACAGAAAAAATTGACCGGCCAAGCATTATTAGCGGCTCAGGCCCAGGCTAGATTTGACATAGCTTTAAGACAATCTTCTAAAGCTATTGGTGACGTAGCTAGAAACCAAGGAACTTACGCTTCAAATGTCCGGTTAATGGAATCAAGAATGTCTGATTTTTCCGCTGAAATTGGCGAAGCATTTTTGCCAGTTATGAATGTTCTTTTAGCAAGATTCATCCAAGGCGCCCAATTTATAGGTAAATTTGCCAAGGAAAATAAAAAGGCTATATCAAACGCTTTTATTACAGGCCTTCAATTTGCCATTAAAGGATTTGGCTTATTAATCAGATTTGGCGGCGGTCTTGCTTTGACCTTTAAAGCGGTTCAATCAATATTTAGTAAATTTATATCGTTGGGTGTTGGCGGCGTTTCATTATTACTAGAAACTTTTAGCGGTCTTGGCAACGGTGTGGCCACCGTTTTCGGATTCATCCAAAAGACAATAACCACCGTTTTAGGGGGGATACTGGGCGCCGCCTCAACGGTTGCCGGGGTGTTTGACGATGAATTGGCAGACTCTATAGATGCAGCCCAAAAGAAAATCGATTCATTTTCAGCCGATGACTTTTCAGCCGCTTTTAAAGAGATTCAAAACGGCGCCTTGTCAACATCTAAAGACTTGGATAAATTTAATAAGGCCTCAGAGGCGGTGCGTTCTGGTTATGAAAAAGATATTCAATCTATCGAGGTCAATACAATGATGGCCCAAAATGCTGTGGATAGATTTGCCAACAACCTTGATTCTGTAAGAAATCAAACCGTTAATGATATTCAAGCAAATAAGACCGTTATTCAACCGGACCAAACTGACCCCGTGGGAAATTCCACCCCTTCCGCCGCAATCATTGGATCAGCTCAGATACAGGGCCAAATAGATGTTAACTTTAATAACAAGCCTGATAACGTGGATGTTGTAAGGCCTTCAGGAAACCCCGATTCAGGTTTAGTTTTAGGCGGGAGCGGTTGATATGAGTTATGAAGACAGGATAAAAAAAGCCCTTTATACAAGCGCCACCGGTAGAGTTATAGATTTTTCAGATGGATGGGATGAGGCGGAAGAAAGCTTTGATCATAGGGCTTCTGTGTTTAGATTTCCAAAAGTTGAAGGCGCTTTTGTGTCAAGTCAGGGCACCGGGGAAAGCCGTTTTCCAATTGAGATGTTTATCCACGGTGAAGATTACGATATTGAAGCCGCTGAAGTTATGGAGATTTTAAAGGAAACTGGTAATGGAGTCTTAGAACATCCCATATACGGGAGAAAAACAGTACAACCTACAAATGTAAAACGAAAAGACAACCCGACAACCAACGGCGGACAGGCAATAATATCTGTTTTGTTTATAGAAAGCACACCTTTATCATTCCCAGGCACTGAAGAAGATATTAAAAAAAGGCTGGAAGAGTTACAAAATAGTTTCGATGACGTGACCCCCTCAGAATATGCCCTGCAAAGGCGTGACGATTCAGCCTTAGACTCATCAAATATACAGGCCCGGTTTGATACGGCTTTAACATCTATCAATGATTTCATGGCCCCGGTAGCTGAGTTAAGCGATACTGTGAATGCTCAATTCAATGCCATTAGTTTAAGTATTAATAATGGGCTTACTACTTTGGTTGGCAAGCCCCTTGTTTTGGCCTCCCAATTCATAGCCTTAATAAAAACGCCTGGTAGGGTAGCCCAATCACTCGATTTAAGGATACTTGGATACACGGGATTGGCCCAAAGCTTAAGGGAACGGGCCACAATAACAAGTATCAGCAACGACTCAAGAAACAGCCTATTGGAAAATAGTTTTCTATTAGCCTCCACCGTGGCAGCGTTGGCCGAAACTTTACTATTGGAAAACTTCTTTACGAAATCAGAAGCTTTAACAGCGGCCAATTCTTTAATACTATTACACAATACGAATAGAGACTTCCTTGAAACTGAGCAAACAAAATTTGAAGGGTCACCGCTGGAACTACTTTTATATGGTGATAGTCAGAACACAAAAACGCTAAATGAAATCGTACAAATAACAGCTTCAAAACTTGCTGACCTATCTTTTAATTTAAGGCAAGAAAGAGTATTTACAACCGCTTCAGATAGAACGATTATAGATTTAACTTTTGAGCTTTACGGCGATATCACTCTAGAAAATATTGATCTATTAATAAGTTCTAATAATTTGACAGGTAATGAAATTATTTTGATACCGAGAAATAGAGAAATTATTTACTATGTCTAAGAGAAGGGTCTACACCGTAGTACAAGGCGACACCGTAGAAGATTTGGCGGCTAGATTTTACGGCGTACCTTCACTGTATCCAAAGATAGTCGAGGCTAACCCGTTCATTGCAGGGCGTGAGGGAAGTGAAATATTTGAAAGTGAAGTTTTAACCATACCTGATATTTCAGAGACTGATGATCAAAGTGAGGATGACGGTACTGATGATGTGACTATTATAATTGATGAAGTAATATTCCCTAACTTTTCCGGCTTTAACTTAAAGCTTAGTATGGATAAAGTTGCGGATGAGTTTAATTTTTTTACTGTTTGGAATCCAGATAATCCAGAACTTAGAAAAACATTTGTACCGTACAAATATAATAATGTTGAAGTTTTCATTGGTGGAAAATTAAAGCTAACTGGCAACTTAATAAATCTGGGGCCAGTATCAGAAACAAGTAGCAGAACGCTTAACGTTAGCGGTTATAGTAAGTCAGGTATTTTGAATGATTGCAACGTGCCGGTTTCGGCCTATCCATTGGCCTTTAAATCTTTAACACTTATTGAGATTGCAAAGACCCTAACCCAGCCGTTTAATATAACCGTCACTGATGAAACCGCTGATAGTTTTGTTTTTGAAGAAGTTGATTTAAAGCCCACAGATCAAGTTTATAGTTTTTTGGCAAAGCTTTGTAAAAAGCGGGGCTCATTGTTGACCAGTTTGCCCAATGGAAATTTAGTTATCCAAAAATCGACCACGGAGAAAGCGACTATTTCCCTAGTTGAAGGTGCCCCCAATATTTTAGGGATGGCCGTTAATTATCAGGGGCAAAAGGGATTTACCAGTGTTTCAGGGCTATTAAAGGGAAAGGATACACCGGACCCGGCCACAGATGACAGCTTTACAGAGATAGATAATTTTATGGTAGATGTGTCAGAATCACGGCCCTTAGTTTTTGAGATTGATGATATTGGTACGGGTACGCTTCAAGATGCCGTAAAGGCACAGTTAAGAAGGCTTTGGGCTGATCGCATTTCTTACACTGTTTCCATTGAGGGATGGCGTGATCAGAATGGCCGGTTATGGTCCGACAATACCCGTATAAACGTTGAATACCCTTCTATGATGATTTATAATATCACTGAATTTATCATTAGAGATGTGGAATTTACACAAGATGACTCAAAAAATATAGCTAAACTGACTTTGGTGCTACCTCAGTCTTATAGCAATGAACCATTAGAGGGGTTACCATGGCTGGAGCAATAGCAGAACTTGAATCAGTTGATGACGATGGAACCTTAAAGGCCCAGCTTATTAAGTCAATTTCGCACGTCCAAGAATTCACAAATTACAATAATTGGGGCATTGATTCAGTCCCAAAAATTGGAAGTAAAGTTTATTTACTGCCCTTGGGATCTCAAAATAACAAAATTGGCGTAGGTGTAAGACGGCCCGAAGCTCAAGCGGTATCAAAACCCGGGGAAACTAGGCTTTATTCTGATTTTGGATCTCAGGTTTATTTGAAGGATGATGGAACAACACAGCTTGACAACGATGGCGGCGCCAAGATCATACTACGTACAAACGGGAAAGTAGAAATTAACGGAAACTCTAAAAGTACGGTGAAATTTGAGGATTTAAAGGCGGTTTATGACGCTTTAGTTGTTCATATTGATAGCCACCTTCACCCTGATCCGGTATCGGGGTTTACTGGCGTTCCTACAGTGCCCACCCCGCCCGGGGCAAGCGATATAACCCCCTCTAAAAATGATACGGTGCTGCTCAATGGCTGATATATTTGATGGTGATATAGGCCTTTTTAACAAGCAAACCCACGGGGAATTTTCGGTTGAGAACGGACAGCCCAAGATGGATCAAGGCCTAGAAACCGCAACTTTCATTTCTTTATATAGTGGTAAAACTAATGATTTTTGGGGGAATGAATTATCAGTTAATCCATCTTTTCACTACGGCGGCGAATATGAGTTGTTAGCTCAGCAATTAAATGCGACTCCAGAGAACGCCTTAAGGCTTATTGAGGCTATAAAAAATGACTTAAATTGGATGAAAGATGAACAGATAGCAAGTAATATAGTTGTTACGGCTGAAATAATCGGTGCAAAAACTATAAACTTTAGTATTGCCATTTTCCGGCCAAATGAAGAATCTGTTATTGTTGAGTTTGACAACAATTGGACAGGCCAATTTAGAAACCCAGCCCACGTAGGATTAGAATAATGTCTTTAAACGAGCCAACAACAAAAGAGATATTTGAACAGATTATCAATAATATCGAAGCCACCCTAGGACAGACTATACCTATTTTGCCAAAAGCGGCTTTTCGGGTGTTGTCTTCTGCCATTGCTGGCGTGTTTACTATCCTGTATAAGTTCGCATCTTGGCAATTTTTACAGATTTTCCCCTCTACCGCCGATGAAGAATCCCTTGAAAGATGGGGTGAATTAGTTGGTATTATTAGAACCCCTGCAGTTCAGGCTAGGATTGAAATACTGTGTACCGGTACAGATGGAAGTGAAGTCTTAACGGGAACAAGAATTATTGACAATATAAGCGGGGTTGTTTATTTGGTTGATTCTGATGTAACCATAGCCGGCGGAGTGGGAACTACAACAATGATAGCCACCGTAGGCGGGTCAATAGGAAACGTTTCGAACGGAACCTTATTATCATTTGTAACCCCGTTACCTGGAATTGACAATAAATGTACTGTTAACAATACGATTGATGCGGGAATTGATAAAGAAAGCGTGGATATTTACAGAGGCCGGGTGGTTGATCGGTTTAGAAAAGTTCCTCAAGGCGGCGCATTTGCTGATTATGAGGCCTGGGCGGTTGAGGTTGCAGATATCATTAACGCCTACCCTTACAGCGGTGACGTGGAAGGCACTGTTGAAGTCTTTTCAGAGAGTGGGACAGAAGTAGATGGCATACCCAACCCAACCCAATTACAAGCCGTCTTAGACAGCATTAATTTACCAGATAGAAGGCCGGTAACAGCCGAAGTTTTCAGCCTTCCGATTATCAGGGTTGCTTTTGATGTGACAATATTTGGATTAGATCCCGACAATGCGGAAGCTAAAGATTTGATATCGACCAGGCTAACACAATTCTTTTTGTCAAAAGAGCCGTTTATTGATGGGCTCAGTAATATAAATAATAGTGTTATATCTCAGTCAGAAATAACCGGTGTTATAAGCGCAGCCCTACAAACTACAGAGTCAGATATCGATAGCGCTGTGTTTGAGGTTGAGGGAACTGGTGACACTTTAATTAGATATAATTTGGGCCAAGGTGAAAAAGCGAAACTTGCAAACATAGTTTACGCTTAATAGGAGAAGAATAAAATGAGCGCATTAAATCCAGCACAAGCCGCCCTTAAAGTAGTTTACTGTTATGACCCGGGTACGGGTGTAGCTGAGACAAAAGGTGGTGTTGCTTGGAAGTTGGGTAATGATACCACCGGTGACGGTCGCTCTGGTGATGTTGCGGGGGCACCTTATGCGACACTTGATCAAGCGCTTCAAGAAATTAGGACTTTTGAAGGTCAGGAATTAACCACTCAAGATTGGGAAATCCGAATGGTTACCGATGATGACGAAACAAGCACTTACGGAACGGTAGATTATTCAGGTGACGCAAACCATCCTTCAACAGATAGTTTCAATCTTATTTTTAGTGGCTGGTTAAAAGCGTGGGGTGACCCTGTTTTTGCAGATTTCAGCGGTAAGTGGGCAAGTACTTCTGAATTTTCTAGATTTGGGTTTTTTAAAAGGGCTTCAGGTACAAACGTTCACGGCCCCAAAAGAATGACTTGGAAAGGTATTAATTTTACAAATACTTCCACTAGTAGTTTTGATGTTGCGATTGTCACCTCTACAACCACCGGATCATATATTCGAATGAGGGGCTGTGAGCATAACGGGACTAGTTCAAAAGCTGGGATGGTTTCTATAGCATCTGGCTCATTTACAGATATAAGCTATACCGGCTGTCTGTTTTTTAATCAAGAGCTTGATGTAAGGATTATGGGGAATACGGCGGCGGGTAATTATAGCATTGGTATTATAAATTGTTATTTTCACGCAACGTCTAAATCACCTTTACAATTTCAAGACGATAACGGCATCTTTAAAAAATATTTTAATACAATATCATCTTTATTTAATCTAGACGGAGCCGTTGTAGCTTATGAAAACTTTTCTCCCTTCGACGCTAAAACCAGAACTCAAAGGGATAATAACCGTTATTGGATTCAGGGATTGGCTAATTTTGCAAAGTGGCATTCCGGCATTACTACCGCCGCCTTTGCTCCCGCAGGAAGTCAGGACGTATTTGCAAGCTCTGGTGATCCTGATTTTGTATCAGCATCAGACCCGACCTTAAACGATTCTTCGCCTATCATAGATAAAGGGGCGGTCCCTACAGACCTTAATGATTTTCATTCAGACGACCCCACATTAAACAATTTTGATTCAGTAGATGCTTTAAATTTTCCATGGGGAGATGTTCTAGACGGTGCTATAGACGTTGCTAATTTAAATGGCTTATTTTCACAAAGGGGCGTTGGCCCAATTCAAAACAGTCTTGGTATGGTTCAACCCATTGCGCCTATCGCAAGCCCAAAAAATATCATTGTCTTTAGCCCTGTTTATTTGGCCGCTAAGGTCACAGACGACCCTGATGCAACTGGAACATGTCAGCCAAGATTTGTCCAAGCTGATGACATTACACTTTCTACCGGTGTAACCACTAAAGACGCATGGCCTCTAAATATCACAAGTAGTGATAATAGAATTGATTTCAAAGAGGATGCGGGCGGGGAGTTGAACGCCACAATTTCCACTGGGATAAAAAATACAGTTGATCTTTTAGCTGACATAACAACAGCTTTAGAAGCCGCCGGCGCTGGAACGTATAGCGTAATATACAACACTGGTACAAATAAAATTGAAATATCAGTTTCAGGCGGAGCTACTACAGTTCAAATTCTTTGGAACACTGGAACCAATGCGGCCAATGCGGCTTTGAAATGGACAGGGTTTAGAGATGTTGATACCGCTGACCAGGCTAGTCACATTGCCGATGATCCAACACTACAAAATTTTTATGATTCTAATCTGGATTATGAATTTTCAACTGATTACGACGGCGTTTCTGACCCGGGCGTTGATGGCACTTGGAACCCTTTGGGAACCGGTGACCCTTCAGATTCAGGAGTTGAAGGCACTGACGGCGTAGATGCTGAAGGTGTTGATAGATGGGTTAGAACGGATTTAAACACAGTTGCGCCAATGGCAGATAAATTTCATGCCGTTCAATTTTCAAGTGGAAATAAAAAAAGTGCACTAGTAGCCCCTTAATATGGCTAATTTTTTAACTATAAGAAAGTTTTCCGATCCAGTTCCTTCAAAGTTTCATATGGAGGATACCCACTTTCACAATAATAGAAAGTACTCTGATCCAGCCCCTTCAAAATTTCACATGGAAGACACATATTTTCATAATAGAAGAAAGTTTTCTGACCTTCCTTTAGGTGAAAGCTTTATTGTCAATCTTCCCCCGGTAGTTGATAATCCAATTCCTGATCAATCGGTTTCTGAAGGCATGGTATACGGGTTTATAATCCCTTCAAATACTTTTAGTGACCCAGACGGCGACGATTTGATTCTAACAGCCACCCTCGGCGATGATTCACCGTTGCCCCCATGGCTTTCTTTCAGCTCCATTACAGAGAGATTTACAGGCGTTCCATCAAGTGATGATATTGGCGTGATAGACTTAAAGATAACCGCAACGGACATACTTTTTAATAGTGTTTCAGACACCTATCAATTGACAATTCTGGAAGATATTTTTGCGAAAACCAGAGATTTCAGCTCAGTATTTAGAACCCTGTTACCAAGGGGCCGAGCTTGGCACACTGATTTAAGTATTGATTTCAAGGCTGTTATCGAAGGTATTGTTAGAAGCGCTGCAACTTTGAGAAATAAATTTATTGAAGTTTATGAGGATGTTTTCCCAGATTCAACCGATTGTTTAGAGCTTTGGGAACAACAATTTTTAATAGATCCGACAGGCCTAACTGAACAGGAGCGAAGAGATAATTTAGCTACCAGGTGGTCAGCCCAAGGGGGTCAATCACCCTCATATATTGAAAGCGTATTGTTGACATTGGGATTAACGGCCAAGGTTTATGAGAATTTTAATAGGGATGATCCTACAACTTTTTTGGTTGGTGGTGATTCTGAAATTCTCACAAATGGAGATATAATTTTTGAGGAAAGAATATACGTAAACACTTGCGGTGATCCTGAAACGACTTGTAACGATGATAATACTGTGACCGCCGGCGAATACTCAGGATTCATAACCACAGAAAAACTATATTCGGTGAGTCCATTTAGTGAAAAGTATATTTTTTACTTTATAATCGCTGATCCCGCTGGCGTAAGCGTTCCTTTGGATGTGCCCGCCGCCTTAGAAAAACAATTCAAGACCGCTGTTTTAAGGATTAAACCAGTTCACACACGGGCCGTTTTGAATGTAAATTATGTATAATATGCAAGAGGTTTAGAAAATGCTTAATATAGCCAATGACATTATAAACACGAACCCGGGTAGCGGAAATACACCGTTTGGTAGCTTTAAAAATGATGCGGTTCCAGGTGACAATAGTGGTAGTCCATTGATTGAAAAGTGGCCCAATGACATTTATTATGCGCTTTTAGCCGTTTTAAACCGGGCCAGCATTACACCAAGCGGAGTAAAAGAAAATACTGTAACGAGTCAGTTTTTAAATGCTTTGCTTGACGTTATTGGCCAAGAAAATCCATCTAACTTTCTAAGACCCAGGCCTAGAGATACCGCTGATAATAGGATTTTTCTATCTAGAGGCGTTACAAGAGATCCAAATGATACCATTGGTGAGCCGGTTATTATCGCTGAAGATTCTACAGCCGCCATTACTCACACAGCCGTAACCATTAACGGTGAAAAGCGCTATGACCGTTATGTTCACGATAAAATAGGAAATGTTACAAAAATAATAGGTACTCAAGCCGTATCACCGGTAAAACCCGCCTTTGTAGAAGGTGAAAATCCCATTTGTAGCGTTCTTATTAAGACGTTTGGCGCCACTCCAGTAATAGATAACACACAAGATATCATTGAAGATGAAAGGGTTCAAAACCTACTACCTTTCTTAAATATCCCAAGCGTTTCCGGTGACATAATACTTTCTGGAAGTACCACGGATTTAGGGGCCATTGATTTTAACTTTGGAGCCCCCGGGGTTTCCTTCTCAGTCTTAAAATCATCCGCTGGGGTTTATGAATACACCTTAACCGGAGCCGGTGCGTTTACAAAAATACTTGTCTTAACATCGTTGGTAGATCATGGAAACGCCCGGGCCGCTGCTGCTAAAGGCGTTACGGATATAAATTTAGACACGGGAAAAGGTACGACCACAGGTTTCAGGATTAGAACTTATCAATTAACTGACCAATCAGGCGGAACTCTGATAGGTGAGCCAGGAGCCAGGGATACCCCTACAGATTTTGCCCATCAATTTATTGTGATTGGATTGTAATATGAAACAATATTTTAGATTATCAGACAAGGATACAATTCAAACGCCAAGAGAACTTAGTAATAAAACTTTGGGACTTGATAAATCATGGGGAGAGGGTTTATATGTCCAAGTCGATTTAGAAGATGGCTTTGGCCCTAATTGTTATAAAGACAAATTAGAGGATGGGGAAGCTGTCATTGACACAGGCAAAGTTTCGAAAATGGTAGATGAAAAAAAACAAAAAATAGGCAGGGAAAAAAAGTCTGCTTTACGTGTTAAAAAAATGATTGCTATAAGAAATTCAATTGATGCAAATAAATCAGTTGACGAACTTACAGCAATTGAGAGAAAAGTCGCTTATGGTGTTGGTGGTGCTCCGACAGATAGTGAACTGGGAATATCTTAAAACAGGGTAGGGTAAAATGGATATGAGTATGCAGAATTATTTTTTAGCTATGGACCTGAAGACCACAGATTATTTTCTATTTGTAGCCGGGGCCTATTTTGTCATTAAAGAGCTTATAAAATTACTTGGAAAGAAGAATAAAGATGATTCGGCCCAGGTCATTCGTGTTACAGATGAAGCAGAATTGCAATATCGGCAAAGTATGATGGTCCAACACGATAAAATCGTACAGTGTTTACAGGGAATGACGGTTTCTCTCGCAGAAATTTCTCTAGTTTCCAATAGCACTAATGATAAATGTGAAAATATCAAAGAAAATGTAAGCATCGTTATAGATAGAACTAAAGATTAAACATTTCTAAAGGAGAAGAAATATGAAAGATATGATTTGGGAATTCGCCCAGAGTGACCCGGGCCTAATGCTAATTGGTACGTTGATTTTATTTGTTATAAATTTCATCTATAAATCAAAACCAGGTTGGGCAAAATACGAAGGTTGGATGATTCAAGCCGCAAAACAGGCAGAGAAGTGGATACCAAACGACACGGACAACGAAATTTTGAGCAAGGCCGATAAGGCTTTAGATATTTTTATCAAATCTTATACTAAAGCCAAGGGCAAAGCCCCAGGTAAACGGCTTGTTAATGAGGTGGTACAGGGATTCTCCATCGTTCATGACAAGTTGGAGCAAAACGGAACCTTATCTAAAAAGAAAAAATAGTGTATACATTTTTAGCAAAGCTGATTGTTGAAATTTTAAAGGCATTTGTACCCGCTATTTTGGAAAGTTCAAAAGACCAATACACGGTTGCCGTTCCGAGAAATGAACTTAAAAAACGCCTTGACAATGCCATTCTTGAAAAGTGGGGCAAATTCATTGTTTTAATATCCTTAATTACTTTAACGGGATGTTTTGATAGGGCGGTGTATGTGCCGGATGGAACCCCCGTAAAGCTTGCTGAGACTGTAAAGGGCGTAAAGGTATGGGTTATGACCGCTTCCGGCCCTAAAAAAGTTACTATGGATCTACCAGAGGGGCATTTCGTTCTATCTGATCCTCAACATTCTGAATAGGTGAATTTTTGATAATCTTCTCCTAAGAAGGAGGGGCGTTGATAGCTCTGGTTATTGGCGCTCTTTTTATTTATAATAAATTTAAGCAACTGTGATAATGACATTGGGTCAATCGATACATAGATTCTATCTCAGTTGCTGGAGTAGATAGGGTAGTCATTTCCCAAGGGTGACTACCCGCTTTTTAGGAGATGGGAATAAAAATGTCAGAAAATACACAGCTTCCAGAGAAGTCAGCACTTCCACCGTTTGAATTAACGGTTCCAAAAACAAATGTTACTCAGGAGGCTATAAATGCCCTTCAGGAGAAGTATAAAAATCTCCCTGATGTAACTGATGAAGGTGGGCTAGACAAGCTCAGAAAGGGCCGGAAAGAGGTCAAGGATGTGCGCCTTGGCGCTAAGGACTATTGTGACGAAATCAAAGCGCAAATTAAAGATATTAAAACCAGTATTGACGATGCTTACATGGAACAGGTTGATAAACCAATCCGAGAAATTGAAAATCGTATCGATAAAAAAATCAAAGCTGAAGAAGAACGCTTAAAGAAAATAGCGGCAGAGAAAAAGCGTAAGGCTGAAGAAAAGCGTAAAAAAATTGATGAAAAAATAGCGTCAATTAAGGATATTTCATTTTATTCAATCATCAATGTTAAAGTTAAAGATTTGGAAGAACACATTAGGCGCCTGGAAGAAGAGGTTGCGGATGGTGATTTTTGGGATGATCGTTTGTCGGAATATGAATTTGCCAAAGAATTGACCATTGAAAAGCTGGAGAATCTAAAGAAAGACGTTGTAAAACGTGATGAAGAAAATGCCAAGGCTGCAGAGCGTGAGGCTGAATTACTTGAGGAAAAGCGTGTTTTAGACATTAAGACCAAGTTGAAAGATTTTGATCAGTACATAGTTGAAGCGGTCAGAGCTAAAACTTTAAATCAACTGCAAGATGTTTATGACAATGTTGAGAAAATGGAAATTAGCAAGGCTGTTTTTGAAGAGTTTTTTGATGAGGCAATCAACACCCGCCGTGAAACACTCGAAGAAGTGGGCCAAATACTTCAAAATATGAAGGATAAAATCAAAGCTGACAATGAAGCCAAGGTTGAAAAGGAGAAGGCCGATAAGGAGAAGGTGGATTTAAAGAAAAAGGCTGATGATCTCAAGAAAAAAGAGGATGATTTAAAGAAAAAAGAATTGGAAATTGAGAAAAAAGAAAAAGAAGGTTTGCTTGGTACAAATGTTACCAAAAATGATATACCAAAAACAAAACCTAATGTTATTAAAAGTAAAACCGAAGTAGTTAAGCCTCCCAAGCAAAGGACGTCAGCCCCAGCCCCCATAAAAGAAGACACGGATAAAATAAAACAAACCCCAGAACAAGAATGTTATAAATATTTATATGATCTATTTGACGAATCAACCGCCGCTATTTTCTTTGAACAATTAACCGCTGGAAATATCCCTCATATTAAAGCTGTATGGCTAGATGATTAGGGAAGTATACGAATTAGCCAAAGATAAATTGATTGATGAGCCTTTTTCCGAGTACAACAAAAAGCGCTCAGAGTTTCTTTCTAGCACCGCTTTAAAGACATTTATCACTGAATCCCCTTGTGATTATAAGTATCAACTTGACAATCCAGAGGGCGACAAGCTTGTGTATCTGCAGGGTAGGGCCTTTCATTGTTATTTTTTAGAAGGTGTGATTGCAATGGATCGGGATTTTGTTATTGGTGGCCCAAAAGATAGAAACGGTAAAGAATACGGTTTTAAATCTAAGGAATTCAAAAAAGAATCGGCCAAGGCTTTGAAAGAGACGGGAAAGCAATTAATCACTTTTGATATTTTCAATCTTGTAAAAGATATGACCAAAGCGGCTATGAAAAACCCAGACGTAGCGAAGGTTATGGAAGAGGGGGTTTGTGAGAGAACGGCCAGGGCTGAATATTGTGGTGTTCCTTCGCAAATAAGGGTAGATTGGCTGAACCCGGCGACCCTCTTAGCCGACCTTAAATCATGCGCCGATTTGAAACAATTCAAACGTGATGTTTTCTATAAATTCGGCTATCTTTATTCGTCGTCTTTTTATCAGTCTGTCTTTAAAGAATATTTAGGTGTGACTGATTATGATTTTGTACCGTTTAGCTTTATTGCAGTTGAAAAAAAGAAGCCCCATAAGTCAGCGGTTTTTGAAGTCTCCAGGGAGCGTTTAGAGGAACACCGTAAAAAAAATGAAGATGCTTTATATGAACTAAAACAATGTAAAAAAAATGATGTTTGGCCTACAGGTTTCGAGGGGTTGCAAACACTAGAATAGAAAGGTCTGTATGACAGAATCAAAAAACGAAGTGGCTTTATGTGGGTTAAAGCCGAATCAAATAGAAGAGATTGAAAACGTTTCTAAAAATTATCAATTATCGGCGATAAATGCGGGGTCTGCTTTTAAAAGGGCTATGTGTATCGCTCAGGGAATTTCAAAACTTGAAAAGATTATCACAGATGAAGTTATGGAACCGATTATGTACCTTAAAGGCCATAAATTGGGCTTTAGAACAGATGAGGAATCCCGTAAAAAATCCTACAAGCTATCCGAAGTAAAAAAATGTTTTATTGAAGCCACTTTAAGAGGTTTGAGCCCGGCGGGTAACGAGTGGAATATTATTGCCGGGAATCAATACACCACCCGTGAAGGCTACACAGCTTTATTACAAAAACTACCAGGCTTCACAGATTTTATTTATGATTTGGGAGTTCCTAAGCTTGATAAAGAAGTAGGTCATCAAGTGGTTGATTTTTGGGCTAAGTGGAGAATGAACGGCACCGAACAAGAATTAAAGGGTCGTATACCCCTAATTTCACACGGTAGCACTTCAGTCGATGCTTTGTTAGGTAAGGCGGAAAGAAAGCTTAAATATAGGGTGCATTCCACCGCTACAGGGTCACAGATACTTGAAGAGGACGAAAGAGATGGCAGTGATTTTAAACTTCAATCCGCAGCCAAGTCAATAACAGCTCAGAACATGGAGAAATAGGGCCATGTCTTACAATAAAACAATTTCAGAAGGCCGCATGACCCGTGATCCTGAACTTGGACACACCGCAACCAAAACCCCGTATTGCAATTATGATATCGCCATGGATGACGGCTTTGGTAAAAACAAAAAAACCACCTATATAACCGTGACTTCCTGGGGTAAACAGGCTGAATTTGTAGCCAAAAGCTTCAAAAAAGGCGATGGAATATTAGTAGAGGGCAGACTATCGCAAGACCAATGGCCAGATAAAGTAACGGGAAAGACCAGGTATAGACACAGAATCACAGCGGAAAAAGTACAGTTCCCCGTGGGTTCAAAGAAACACGACTACAGCAACGAAGAAGAAACAGGGCAAGAAGAAGCAACACCGCCGAGCTGGTAGATAATTGGAAAAACTCGGCGGAATACCCCTTTGAGATGAAAAAAGTTAAGGCCCTAGAGAAAAACTTTAGGGCTTTTTTTAATTTACTATAAAATATTACAGGTCCATTTACTTTGAATGGATTACGCATTAAAATAGGTTAGAGATAAAGGAGGTGGGAGAGATGGCCACATTAGATTTAAAGACGACTAAAAGTAAGGTTGAATGGTGCCTTATAAACAGGAAGGGCACACGGGGCGACGATATGATTCTAGCTCTGACACTTTGGAAGAACTTTCATAGATCGGATTTTGAGAATTTACTCAAAATAAGTTTAACCGCATTAGAAATTGATTTACCTCGATTGTTGCAAGAAAAATCGACCGGCAACATGGGGAAACTACCCTCATTTGAATCATGCCGTAGGCTCCGGCAAAAATTTAACGAAAACGGACAATATTTACCAGATGACGAAACAGTACTAAAGAGAAGGGGCAAGATATCCGAAGTTAGAGACTATGTACAAAAAGAATGATTAAAAAAATTTAAAATAGTCCTGTAAAATATTACAGTATCTTGTATAATAGACTTATTGAAAGTGAAAGGAAAACATGAAAATCATAACATTTATAACGCCGGCACAAGAACGCCACACATGCCCCGAAGACCATTTAGATATTTTAGCTCTTGAGAAATATAAGCAAGCTGATAATGGGACTTATGTGCCTGGTCCTGATTTAGAAAACTACGAGGCCGGAAAGTGGCCTTTGGCAATTGTTGGAGGAATATAAATTGAAATCTGAAATAGACGGAACTTGTGATAACTGTGATTCATCAACAAAGGTTAGCGAGGTACGTTTAGACACCGGAGATAATAGTAAAAAACAGGATTTATGTGAATACTGTGTAAATATGGATGAGCCGGAATCCGTACCGTCTAGAGATTTATCAAGAATGATGAATGTTTTAGAGGCAAGGTTATCAGTGCGAAATGCCTCAAAAGAATTAATTAGTGAAAACGAGGCGTTGAAATTAAAAATAGGTTCACATATAACTTTGTTAGGTGACATAAAGTCAGAGGTAGCAGCAAACGCAAATAAAGGGCTTACTAAAAAAGATAATCAATTAAATAATGTTTATAAATTAACTGAGAAAGGTTTGAAAATATGAATAAGAATAAATATATAACTATAGCCATGGTCGCATTGTTTGTGGCCGTGTTTTTATTGATGAAAAATTGTAACACCGTTCCACCGATGGGATATTAGAATGATAAAGATTGGACCGTTTAGGCTTGGGGAAAATTACGTTATGTGTCTTGAATGTGGCACCGGGTTACATAGAGATATGTTTAATAATGATGATGAAGAAGGTTTTGATAAGGCAAAAACTGAGTTTGTTATGGGTCATATGAAGAAGTGTGAAGGTAAGGATGAATAAACCCGAATCAATGACAGAAGCTAGTTCAAAAGCAATCGCAGCATTAACCGCTTGGGAGGTGATCAATGGATAAAGAACCAGAGAATAAGCCAAAGCCAACAATTGTTAAAATAATCATCAACAACTCAAAAATGGAAATGACATTTTACAAGGATGATTCCGAGTTAGTCGAGACTACTATTGCATGGGTGACTAAGAAATTGAGGGCGGTGGTTGATAATGGATAAGCCGAAATTGTGTGAAATATGTAACAAACCAGATAAGCCCCTCTATGGTTTTAAGACCGATCTCAGATTGAATAGTAAGGTCAATAAATTGATATGTTCAGGCTGTGAGGGTGGATTGTATACAACGAGACAGGATATTGATTGTGAAGCCTAAAAGCAAGCCGTGGTGGAGATTTTGGAGATGAAACGAACCTGTAATGGATGCGTAGCCCACAGGGTTTTACTTGATTATCCCAATAGAGATGGATGCTCACTCGGCTACCACTATTTAACAACCCCTTATAAATCAAAGGAACACAAGGGATTCACGTTCTATAGGTTCAAGCCTTTAGAGGAATGCCCCAAGCCGAAAACGTGGAAGCAATTGGGCCAATGCGAAATAAAAAAATGGACCAAGAAACGTCAAGATGAATTGGAAAACCCAAAAACAACCAACGAAGGAGATGATTGTGAGTGATCAACCAAACGTAGACAGCTTAATTAGTCAACTACAAACCATACAAAGCAAGGGGATGATGGCACAAACTATCTTGCGACAACAAATACCACCAACACCACAGGTAGACCAGTGGGTACATGAAATGTTTTTTGATTGGTTGCAAGAAGAAGTGGATAGCATAGTAGAAGCCTATAACAAAACCCCAACCGAGAATTGAAAGGAGATTAGTGTGAGTGATAATAAACCAGTGCATGATTTTTCAGATTTACCAGCGCAGCACATAGTTAACCCCCAGCAAAGTGAGTATGACAGAAAATTAGGGATTGTTACTTCTTGGGATCGATCATGAAACCCAAATCAGAAGCCGAGCTTATACGATTTGCAGCAGTTGAGATTATGGGCTATATCTGGGTTGAATCTTTGAAGATGTACATCCCTCATGAAAATTCTAGTGCGCTGATAGATTGGTCGCCACTCTCAGACCCCGGAGCCTATCAGCTTGAACTTATTGAGGCTGCATTACCTAAAGAAATTGAAGTTAGATATGAGCGTCAATATTGGGATGATTCGATAATGGTTAAGGTGACAATATTTAAACATGATCATTCTCTTTTATCTCAGCACCATATTATGAACCCAACAACAGCCCAAATCCGCCTCTGCAAGCTAACCTGTTTTGTCGAGGGTTTTGAGAAATATTTGGAGGTGAGTAGATGAAAATCACTTTAACAAAAGATGAATTAAAATGGTTGAGTGGCGTAGTGGGCTATGAGCGTAACAGTTTAATGGAAAACTTAGACGGTGAAGCTAGAGGTGACTATGCCAGTGATCCAGAACATGAAAAAGAAGATAAGCACAATTACACTTTAGCCGTTTCGATAAGTAGAAAGCTAGGAAAATGACCCCGCACCAACCCCTAAAACTCTCTAAATTAACAGATCAAGAACTTGTTGAAAAATGTTATGGATATACATTGATAGATGGTGTTTTTTGGAAACTAGATTATGAGGCAAGGCCTTGGTATTCAATTGACCGTAAAGCTGTGGAGGATTCTTTAAATGAATAGCCAACCCCTAAAACCAGAACTTCTTCCCTGCCCATTCTGTGGATCTATAGAAGAGCGATTGTACCACCATAAACAATCATGTTTTCTCTATATCATCTCTGGCCCTATGGACAGATTTAGATATTCGATTAGTGATGTCAGATTTATAAATGCATGGAATGCCCGAACCCATAACGCCAAGGTCACAATCTCAGATACAGATTTACTTGGAAATGAATGCCCGAAACCCCGAGAACGAAAAGAGTGATGATGAGCAGTGAAGACCAAGAGAAAACAGCAGTTAAAATATTCAACAAGACTATGTTGGCAAAACTACGAGAGAATGCACATAAACCACATTGGGAAAAAGAAAGGCTAGATGATTTACTGGAATGTTTACAGGACGAAGTTGAAGAATTAACTTCAATCCTTGACGATAATCGCTACACAATGGAACAGGTGCACGATGTTATGCGTGAATGCGCTGATGTGGCAAATTTTGCAATGATGATTCATGACAACGTTAGAAAAGAGGATTACTAATGAATAACCCCAAACCGAGTGCGGAAGATGCGCCGATTAGTACTGAAACCATGTGTAAAAGCATACAAGCAACAATTGATAACGAAATCAATGGGAGCAAACGTTTCCTTTTGGAAAAGGTAAAAGAACACGTACAAGCGCAACAGGAAACGATTGAGAAGGCTATTGAAATTCTACAGCCAATAAGAACGATGCGCTTTGACCTGTTAGAAAATAGGACGAAGACTATAGTGGCTGAAGCACTAGCACAATTGGAGGAAAAGAAATGATAAGTAGATTCATAAATAATCACATACAACCCCTATTCATCTTACACGCTATTCATGTGATTAAAGCCCAACATTGTTGGTGTAATATGAACCACCCTATGCAGGGCAGGTATAACACATGTAATCGATGCGAAACAATTTCAAAATTAGAGCATGAATTAAAGGAAAAGAAATCATGAGTAATTTAAAACATTGTCTAAACGGAAAACACCCCATACCAAAAGACGACTATTATTGTGAACAATGCGGGGATAATTGGGAAGGTGACGAAACGGGGAAATGGGCAGAGCATTATTTTCAACATTGCCAAACTCTCGAAGTTGAAAACCAAACCCTCACCGACAAGGTGGAGGCGCTGGAAGAAAGTTTAGTTACAAAAGAAGCGGAAATAAGGTTTTGTATAGGCACTGTGAAAAATTATGACGGTAAAATTAAAACCCTCACCGCTGAAGTGGCCAAGTTGAAAGAAAGATTGGAAGAGCATGACAAGCAACATGGTTTTCGCTCAATGTCAGCAGCGTTAGTTGACTTCATCGTTACGAATTTAAAATCTGATGCAGACCCAAGTTTTTTATTGAAGTTGCATAAATTCGCAACTGATGTAAAAGCCCTAAAAGAAAGCGGTAACTAGATGGAAAAGAAACATACGGCAGAGCCCTGGGACGAAGGCTGTGGAACTAAAATAGTTGGTGAATTGTCTTACAAATACCGTGAGTTATCTGAGGTCGATTGGGAACGATCCAAAGTTTGCGTCAACGCCCTAGCAGGTATCGAAGATGTGGAGGGGTTTATGGAGAAGGTAGAAACAGCCTTAACAAGAATAGGTAGAATGGCTGGAAGTACTGCCAGTGAGCTTGAGAATGATATGTCAAACGTAGCCAATGAAGCCCTTGCCCTCTTCCCGACACCCGCAGAAGAGAAAGGAAGCAACCAATCAAATAAATAACAATCCAAACAATTCCCCCAATTTCCACTATAAAAAACATATTTATTTATAAGCCTAAAAAACCGTAATCATATGTATTGTATTAGTGATATAACCTTAATAAATTCGGAGGCCAAATATGTATCTTATAGACAGGAAATTGTTGAGTAAAAAATACTTAACCGTCTATAAAACTGTAATAAGATGTAACAAACAAATTCACAGGCCTAAAATATACACTTCTCTTGATATTCAAAACAACGCCGCAGAATCCCCTCAAGAAATTTCAATAAAAATACTAAAGAATCTTGATAAGTTAAATTCTAAGGATAAAATATAGTCTTCATAAAGAGTCTATCTCACTCATAAATCTTGCCCCTGGTTCTTTGGATCAGGGGTTTTTTTATTTTATATAAAAGTTGAAATGTTACTTTAGGTTTGTTGACAACTACCTTTAAGTTTGTGTATTATTTGAAAAGTTAGACATATATAAAACTGCAAAATATTTTGAAAAACACCCCACCCTCAATAGAGGTTCATTTTTGCCTTTCGGCTTATATGTCTAACGCCCTTTAATGGGGGTGGGTCTATTTTTTTGAGAGAGAGGCCGATTATGGCTAAAAATAAATTGAGAGTTTTAATAGGATGTGAATTTTCTGGAGTTGTCAGAAGGGCATTTAGAGCCCGGGGCCATGATGCTTGGAGTTGTGATTTATTGCCCAGTGACGACAATAGCCCCTTCCACCTCCGGGGTGACCTCCGGGGTGACCTCCGGGGTGACCTCCGGGGTGAATGGGATTTATTTATAGCCCATCCCCCTTGTACGTTCTTATGTAGCTCTGGCCTTCATAGAAATAAAAACAATCCGGAGCGGGTAAAAGAGACAGGAAAAGCTATTGAATTCGTGAAATTGTTATTGGATTCACCTATCAAAAAAATAGCTCTTGAAAACCCAATTGGATGCATATCAACCAAAATAAGAAAGCCAGAACAAATAATTCAACCTTATCAATATGGCCATAACGCTAGTAAATCTACCTGTTTTTGGCTTAAAAACTTACCTCTTTTGAACTATACAAAATGTGTTGAGCCGAGGGTGGTTTTTCAAAACGGTAAACCTTATATGAGGTGGGATAATCAGACCGATTCCGGCCAAAATAGGCTTCCACCCACTGAGGATCGTTGGGCTTTAAGGTCTATCACCTATCAAGGGATTGCCGAGGCTATGGCTGAACAATGGGGAGGGGAATAATGAGATCTAGAAATATAAAGCCTGGTGTAACTAAAAATGAAGATTTGGCTGATTTACCATATGAAGCAAGATTATTATTCTGTTGGCTCCCTATGATGGCAGATTGGGAAGGCCGGCTAGAGGACAGGCCAAGGAAAATAAAAGCTGAATTACTACCATTTGATAATGTAGATTCAGATCAGTTATTAACGGAACTACATCGGAAGGGCTTCATCATTAGATATGAAGTTGAGGGTTATGGTAAATTTATCTGGATTCCAAATTTTAAAAAACACCAACACCCACATAAACAAGAGAGGGATAAACCGTCGGAAATACCAGAATTTAACTCAGAAAGTCATATTAACATCGATAACGGAGTGATAACGGAAGAACTTCGGAAGTACGTCGGAAGTAAACGGGCTGATTCCCTTATACTGATTCCTGATACCGTATTCCTGAAAGATGGTGAAAACGGCGCCGCCGGCGAATCTCTCACCGATGGTTTCACCAACACCAAACCAAAAAAACCAGAATTCGACGTTACAGCCATTCACAGGGTATTACAGTTCTTTTCAACGGAAATAAGGTTCACAGCCTCAAATTCGGCAAATCTACATTTCATTGAATTGGCCCTAAAAGCCGGAATTCCAGAGGAAAACCTAATTTTATCCATAGAAAACTATAAAAAGCGCAAGGTTTTAGATGATGACGATCAAAAATTTTGGGTTGGGGCTAAGAAGTTTTTCGATCCAGACCATATTAATTTTTGCTTATTAGATTCATATTTAGCCCAAAAAAAGACGGAAAAACAGGAAGAAGACGATAATCTAGACAAAATGCTAAAAGATGTCATGGAGAGAAAGAGTAAAGAAAATGCCTCAAAACAACGATAACGCAGAAACAAAGCTAGACCTCGTCACCTTCAAACGCTTCGTAAGCTTATTCAAAGCCCGTTATAGCGATAGAAAGATGAATGATGATACAGCTTCCCTTTTCTTTGAAAAGTGCGGTCATATCAGCTCTGATGAGTTCCAGCATGTAACGGATCTGATGATAGGCAAGCGAGATAAGGCCTTTACCTGGTTCAACGTGATTGAGGCCCATAACTCAATATTCAACAATTCGGAAAATCTGACCATGGAAGAAATTAACGATTGGAAAAATCAGGCCATGGCGGGCGATCAAAGCGACCGGAAACTTTTAGTCCAGTTGATGAATGAAATTATTACTAAAGTGGGCGGTGGAAAAATAAACGGAGATTGGCGCCAAGACTACGCTAAAAAATTCGTTGCCGTTGTTGGTGAGGCCGAAGCCCGTAGGCAATTACCAAGTCTAAAAGAATTTGACAAAGTGTTTGGTGATACTATTTTATCACTACTTCCCGTAAGATCTTCTTTTTAGCCCCTAATTGCATCTTATGCTTATAAAGTGTTATCATTACAATATGGAGCAAATGGAACACTTGAGGCAATTGGAACAAAATTATGGCTACCACGGAAAAAGTAAAAACCGGTACTGATTTTACTGTAAAAATAGACATGACCCTTGAAGTTGAGGTTGTCACAAACCTAACTCAAATTTTTATTGAATTTTATTACGAACTTAATGGGAAAATTACCCCGTTTTCATTCTTCGCTAAAGACTTGGCTGACCAAAGTATTATTGATAGGGCCAATGAATTAGGTGTAACCGTTCACCAAATGCTTTTTGAGGGTGAAATAATTGTGTGTGATATCCCAAAGGAAGACACCGACACCTTAAAAATTAACCAATGTAATGAAGTTGCCGTTTTTGCCGAAGTTTCTTTTGTTGATTCTGATGATGAGGTTCAAAAATTCACTGAAAAAGATGATGAAGGGAACGAGTGCGATAAGTTTATTGTGATATTGGAAAAATCTGTTACTGAGAAATGGCTCTAAATGTTTTTAGAACAACTTGGAACAGGTAGACCCCCGGTACATAATCAAACCATAGGCCTTCAAGGCGGTGCTCTTGGTGATTTTTTCCACTTGTCAGCGGCAGAGCTTTCCGATGTTCAAGATATTTCAGGTCATATTGGTGATTCAAGTATCCATTTTACAGAAGGTAGTATTGATCATTTAAACATTCAGAACATTGGCACAAATTCACACGCTCAAATTGATACCCACATAGGCACCTCAAATATACACTTTACAGAGGTAAGTATTGACCATACCAACATCCAAGGTATAGGGGTCAACACACACATACAAATTGATAGCCATATATCAAGCACTTCAAACCCGCATACCGTCACAGCTTCACAACTGACAGATTTTTCGACAGAGTTTGATAGTAATTTCTCAGGAAAATCAACAACTGATTTATCAGAAGGCACAAATCTTTATTACACAGAAGTCAGGGTTTCAGCTAATGTTGATGTTGCGGCAAACTCAGCCCATAGGACAAACATAGGGCTAGATCAACACACACAATATATTTTAGTTGATGGAACTAGATCTTTTTCAGGGGTTATTAGTGGCGTTACACCAACGGCACCTTCACACTTGACGACAAAAGGTTATGTTGACGGTTTGGTAAGCGGTATTGTTTGGCAAGAGCCGGTAATAGATAAAGATTTAGCGACACCCCCGGTTTCACCCACATTAGACGACAGATATATCGTTGCTTCTGTGGGTACTGGTGCCTGGACAGGTCAAGAAGATAATATTGCTCAGTGGAACGGTTCAAGTTGGGACTTCACAACACCAACGGAGGGGTTTGCCTCTTGGGTAGAAGATGAAGATAAGGTTTATATATTTGTTACAGCTTGGCAGATTTTCGGCAGTGTTATAGATCACCAAAATTTAATTGGTGCCGGAACTAATACACACGCTCAAATCGATACACATATTGCAGATATGAATAATCCGCACGGTGTAACGACGACACAAATTGGCGCTATTGGTGGATCGATCACAGATAATCAAGTGGCCGTTGGGGCTTCTACCGCTAACGAGATTGAAGGCACTAGTTCTTTGATGTGGGATGGCAGTAGTAGCGTATTTACAGTTCTTGGTCATATTAAAACACCCGGTACTGTCTCTATAGGGGACAATGTGCCAACAGGTGGCGGTGCTTTCTCCACTTTAATCGGTCCAGGTGCGGGGCAGAACTCTACCGGCGATAGGCGGGTTGATATTGGGCTCCAGGCGGGGTTGGCCGGTGGTTTGGACGACGGAATCGCTATCGGTTGTGGGGCTTCATTTAGCGGCCAAGGTATCCGTGGTATATCGATAGGTTTTGAATGTGCCCCGGGTCAAGGGGCGGGGTCAATAGCTATCGGGGCACTAGTCGCTAGAACTTCGCCACAGGCTGCAAACGGAATTATTATTTCGTCTACAGGGGTAACTGAAAACAACACAACACCCGGACACATTGTTTTTGCAAGCACTTTAGCAAGTCTTAAATACGATGGCACACTATGGACCTTCTTAGGCGGTGATGTAAAAATAGTAAGTACTCTTCTTACAGCTACTACTAATTTTTATATTGGATCTACTGGTGTTACAAACCAAGGTAGTAATTCCATAGCACTGGGCCGGCTAAGTGGGTCTACGGACATGGCCTCAAATTCCGTGGCGATTGGAAATGAAGCGGGTCAAACATCGTTAAGCGGAAATTCTGTAGCAATCGGGAATTGCGCTAGTGAAACAAACGCTTCAAATGAAACAATTAGTATAGGCCATAATTCGGGCCAATCGGGAAAGGGGAGCGGAAGTATTAGCCTCGGGCATAACTCTGGCAAATTAAACCAGGGCTCTTTGGGCATTATTATTTCTTCTTCAGGTGTTGATGAAAACCAAACAAGTACCGGCCACATAACTATAATTTCATCCCTCGCATCAATGAAGTACAACAGTTCAACCGATGTTTTCACCTTTAGCAAAGGTATAACAACCAACGGCGTACTGGACGTAACCGATGCCACTAATAGCACAAGTTCTTCTACTGGCTCAATACATACTGCTGGTGGTCTAGGTGTTACTAAAGACCTTTTTGTAGGGTCTATGATTGGAATCGGCGTAGTGCCTACAAGACCTTTATCCATAGAGGCTTCATCCACTCCAACGGCGAGATTTACAAATACTGCAACTTCAGGCCCGTTAGGTGGTGCCGGTATTCTTTATATAGCCGACGATGGTGCGGCTTTAGGTACAGGGGATAGGTTAGGATTTTCTGTTTTTGGGGGTTCAATAGATGCGCTTGCAACACATCATAATGCGACTGCTATTTCTAGTTTTACTACAGAGAATTGGGGCGTATCAAATGGCGGCGCTGAGATTCGATTTGAGACAACCCCAAACGGTTCCACAACAAGACAAGATAGGTTGATAATTGGTAACGATGGCGCCATCACAATAAACGGTAACACCACAATAAACGCCAATACAAGTTTACTGGGCGGTTTACAGCAATTGGTGACAATATCAGCGGCAGCGGCACATAGCGTTTTAAAGACAACAAGCCTTATAGAGCTTGACACTACGTTAAATAACATCGTAGCGACACTGCCGGCGATTGTCTCAGGGAGCGCAGACAACGGGCGGAGGTTCACATTTTTCCGCCAAACATCACCTTTGAATCAAGTAAACCTTACACCTCAAGCACCGTCTACAATTCGGGGAGAATCAACCGATATTATTTTGGGCTTAAAATCCGATTCTATTACCTTGCTTGCTGTAGCCGGTAATTGGTTTCCTATTGATAGAAATACATTTGCCATTGCCGTATTAGACCAACTGACTCCCGGTGCGGTTCAATTAATCCCAACTGTAACCCCTGCCATTGTTACGGCGTTTGATACAGATTTATTTGAAACCAATGGTATTTTAAACTCAGACCATACATCAAACAACATCACGGTAATTCATAATGAAAGCCTAACGCAAGGCGGAGACGGTTTTAAAATCGGTTTCAGGATCGAATGTAACTATAATAATAATCAAGAGCTATTTGCTCAAATTTATATAAACGGCTCCCCCGTTAATATCGAAGACGTAAGAACATCAAGTAACGCTTTTAACACTGTTTTAGAGGCTGAAGGGGTTGTAAGGGTCGCATCGGCGCCGGAAACAATAGAACTTAGGATACTTGGGACAGCAAACACAAACGCAACATTTGAACAGTGTACTTTAATTGTTGAAAGAGTAGGAAAATAAAATGAGGCCTGAATATGTCTGAAACATCATATCCACTTAACGAAATTGTGAAAATAAGAGCTATTTTCCTAAAAAATAACGTTGAAATAACCAACGCTATTGGCAAGTTGACTATTCAAAGATTGTCTGATGAAAAGTATTTTGATCCTACATTGTTACCGGCTGACCCTTGGGCGACTCCAGCATTTTCTATTAGTATGGTAGAGGTGGATGAGGTAAATTCCCCGGGCCGCTGGAAGTTTGATTTTGATACAACTGGCTTTGCAAAGGACACTTATCTATCTGTAGCCAATGACAGCGCCGGGGAGGCCGACAACGTGCCTTTAGGCGGTGAAAGTATTGTTGGTGAGGGTTTGGCGGAAGCAACGGAATTAGCCGCCGCCGGGGCTGTGGGCAAGGCTGAATATAGTTCTGTCACATCTGAAACGAAACTTTCAAATTGGCAAGATCCATCCACTATCGTCAAGACCTTTGATAATCAACTAGAAAACGGTGACCCTTCAGGAACTGGCGAACCCTCTAAGAAACTACCTCAATAATGGGAGCTTTGGCCGGATACGGTTTTTCCGTTGTACCCACAAGAAAGGTTAAGGTAATTACTGATATTACCATTCCTATAGATATTGAGGTTGTAAAACCGGATATCTTTATTGATGTTGAGGTAATAAAGCCTAATATTCTCATTGATATTGAGGTGATTTGTAAGGATTCCTAAACTTCTATTGACTGTAATATTTTCTTACTGTAATATGTTATAGTATCTAAATAGAGAGGTTGTAAATTGAAGAAAAGTAAGAAGAAATTAACCGCATTAGCCGCTGTTACTAAAGCAAGCGCCGCTGTTGCCAAAGTAAAGGCGAAGAAAAATAGCGATACTTTAGAAGAACTCACAAATTCAGACGTTTATAGAGTTCTTGGCGGATTAGCCGCTTGTCAAACATTTAAAGGTCGCCATTTTTCCTATATGTTGGCCACAAACGGGCGAAGGATCGAAGAACACACTAAAAAAATAGAGGATTCTATTGATGTTTCTGATGGTCTTAAGGAATTCAGGGAAAAACTTACTGATTTAAACATGGAGAAAGCGGAACATGAGCTTAAAAACGAGTTGAAGGCCGGTAGTCCTACCCCGTTCGATAAAAAAATAAAAGAATTAAAGCTTAAACATAAGGATGATATCGACAAATACGATGAAGACAGAAAAGAGATGCTTGAAGAGAGCGTTTTTTCTACAAATAAAAAGTTTTCATTGGATAAAATCAAACTTTCCTTAGTGCCTGAAGAGATCACCGGGGCCATGATGAATGATATTTTTGAGTGTATTGACCATGGCGAAGAATAACCCACGGATAAAAGAACTTCTGTCAGCTCAAGAAGCATCGATTTTGTTGAAAACCAGTATTGCCAATATTTATTATTGGATGGATGAAGACAAGCTTTCCACGGTTATGAGGGGCAAATTAAAGATGGTTTATCGTAAAGAGATCGTAGCGATGAAGGATAGCCGTTGAAATTTATTGATAATATATGTTTCTATACCCTTTCACCGTTGGCCGGCGTTTTATTCGTGTCTCATAGTTATCAATCAGGTGTTTTATTAATGGTTTTGATTTGGGGCATTATTTGCGCTAATACGGTCTTAACTAATTTTATCGAGAGGGTTAAATAGTGGGTATGAATCAAGCCGACTTTAGACAGGTCAAGAGAAATATCGACGTTGTAAACGGTAAAAGAAAGCCTATTAAGAAAAAGAAACCAGGTGAAACCCTCAGTGTGGCCACATGTGATTTTTGTGAGCGTGGAATATTTACCGCTATAGTGACCAATCTTAAATTAAAGGGCCTATATCACGCAGAATGTATAAAAGAAGCTTTAAAACAAAAGGAAAATATTGAAAAAGGAGTTAAGGAAAATGGAAAATGAAATAGAAGATAAAACTGTAGAAGCCGCCGCCGGTGTTGCGATGTTTAAAACGGGGTGTTTCTATTCCTTTATTTTTATGGTGTTATTTTTGAAAGATCCAGATTTATTAGATGGAATTATTAATGTATTGATAAGTTTTTCTAATTATTTAGATGGGATTGCGAAATGAATAGTAATGCCCCAGATGGAAATTGGATACAAACATGTACCGGGAAGACAATTGATTTTGAAAACCCTAGAACCGATCAGATAAATATCATAGATATAGCCCATGGCCTATCAAATGTTTGTAGGTTTACGGGTCAGTGTATGGAATTTTACTCAGTTGCCCAACACTCATTATTTGTAATGAACCAAGTACCAGACGAATTTAAGCTACAGGCATTGTTACACGATGCAACAGAAGCCTATATGTCAGACATCCCTAGCCCCCTTAAACGGTTATGTCCAAACTACAAGCATTATGAGCTTGTTTTGTGGGCTGCAATTGCTAAGAAGTTTAAATTGTCCTGTGAGATGCATGAAAGCATTAAAGAGGCAGACAGAAGAATGCTTGCAACAGAGAGAAAATTCGTCTTTAACGATAATATGCTTTGGGGATCTGTGGACGCCGTAGAACCGTATGAATTGAATATTGAGCCTTGGGATCAAAAATATTCTGAAATGCTATTTCTTGAAGCTTTTTATGCAATCATACAAAGGCAGTTAATATAGGGGTATGGAACCGGTGGCCAAAATAGAAATCATATGTCAGGGTTATATGTGCGCCACTTGTAAGCATGAGCTTGAATTGAAAAAGGAAAAGGGTATTGACCTTGTTTTTAATAAGTTGATCGAATGCCCTGCCTGTGGTGGCTTCATGAAGTTTCAAGAGGGTAAGGAGCGTATTGAGGTTGAGATTATTGACCCTTCTGACCAGTTTGGGGGATATATCTTTGATGATCGGGAACCATTTTAAAAAAAATTAGAAAAGTACTAGAATATTTTATAGTTATACCGTAATATATAATTATTGAAATTGACAAAGGAAAATAAGTTATGGCAGATGAAAAATTTGAAGCAAAACCGGCGATTAGAGAGAAGTTTTTACTGGATAAGTTGAGAAGCCCAGAAGAACACTTAGTTTTAGTTGTACCAATTAATAAAAATGTTCAAATGGTCAATATGTTGCTGGCGATACACGACAACCTTTATGGTATTGAAACATTGAAGGTTGATGAGCGTGGCGCAAGGTGGTTACGTGATGAGTAATTCAAAAATTACAATCAATGGACGTGAATTGAACGAGGCCCAAACAAAGACTTTACAGGTCGCTTTGGCGTCGTTTTTCGTTGATTTACACGGTTTGGAAGAACCAATATCAAACGGTCATCAGTCAAGAATTAAGGAAATTAACAATATGTTTAGGACTGCATAGTGAAAAAGCGTTTCTTTTTATTAAAAGTCAGCCCGATAATTGTGGAATTTATAGAGGTTGAGTCGTTGAATAGAAAAATAATCTACGAAAACGAATGCCGAATTCATACCGCTGAAAAAAGCTATAAATTACATACCCTTGTTTTAAATGAAGAGGGATTAAAAAGGGTTCACGTCGAAAGGTTTTGTTAGAAATGAATGAAGAAAAAATCACAAATGAAGACATTGAACAGGCTTGCGATATTGTAAAGCCTAAAAAGAAGAAAAAAGGGGCACATTGTTTTAACTGCGATACCTTTATTAAAGGGGCAACAGGTATATGTCAATGTGGTGTATGTGCTTCGAAATATGGGGGCCTGGGAGAACAGAAGAAACGGCGTGAAGAACAGGAGTTGAGGTAATGCAAGTAGAAATAAAATTTAAAGTAGGCGATAAGGTTTGTGCTATAGGCTCAAAGGAAAGGGGTGTTTTTGAAGTCCTTGATATCCGTGGAAGTTGGGGAACTCATGACCCCGGCATTTTCTACAATTTAAAAGAAGTTGAAAGCGGAGCGCTGGTTCTGCAAGCGGTTCCAGAAAATAGGCTTTGTTTAGCTGAAAAACCTAGTGAAGATATAGATGTTACGGGAAAGCCGATACCAAAGAATTATATAAGAGTTTGGAACTATGATGAAACGGGCTCTTTTTTAACTTTAACAAGTGAGTTTGACATAAATAATATTTTTCCAGACTACACAGATGAGCGCTATATATTAGCAATGGAATCACATACGGACGAAGAGTTTGCGGCCTTCCCAGAATTTACGGGGTTTTAGGTGATATATTTCTGTTACGCCGTCTTTGGATGGGCGATATACGTACCACTAGGTTGCCTTTATAAGTCCTATCAAGTGAGGAATAAAGACAGAACGGAGATGCATAAGCTGATGGATTATGGAGGTGGTGCCCTCTTTGTTTCAATCCCCACCCTAATATCAATAGCTTGGTTGCTGTGGGGTACGAGGTGAGCGAATGGATGGAAGGATACTTATTAGGATCAATTGTTTCTACGGTTATAACAAACGTGATTTGGATAATTTTTGTAAAGGGGCTTAAATCATGAGCGAACACACAGAAGGCCCTTGGGGCAACTACACACTTAAAGCCAAGAGTAACCAAGATATCATTTCAGAATTAATTAAATGTGTACAATCTGGAAGTGGGGAATTTTACTTCATCACTGAAAAGACCGATGAAGTCATGCCAACGATTTGCCATGTAGGTAACGGGCCTAAATCTAAAGCCAACGCCCGCCTAATAGCCGCCGCCCCTGAAATGTTGGCAGCTTTGAAAGGTGTGTTGCAGGGTGATGCTATAGTTTCAAGGGGTGACATTAAAAACCTAATCCAAAAAGCTGAAGGGAAAGAATAGATGAGTGAAGAAGAACGAGCAGAACACTCTAGATGGAACGAACTTATAGCTAAGATGCCTAGGCAAATTAGGAAGATGAAAGATCACGACCCTCTTGCTAATAAAGTGATAATACTCTGCTTTAAAAACAAGATGTCTTATGAGGAAATATTGGTAAATTTAGTTATCTTCAAAGACAATCAAGCGCAAGATTTCAGAGATGCTTTGATAGAAAAAGAATCAAGGCGAGTTGTACCGCAGCTCTATATAAAGGGCCAATGATGATCTATTATTGTTACGCCGTCTTTGCTTGGATACTTTTTTTAACAGCAATTGCCGCCTTTCACAAAGGCTTTAAGGGCAACGCTACCACTCAACTAAGTGCCGGTCTTGTTTTTATTCCTATTCTAATTGCCATGGGTTGGTTGATTTGGGGTAGGTCGTGATCGTTGTAATAAATGACCCAAACGCCTCAAATAACAAAAAAACCTAAAGATATAATAAACACCCTCCGATACTTAGTTATTGAAACAATTAAAGGAGAAATCATATGCTAAAACAATATCTATGCTTATCGTGTCAGACAGTAGGTAAGCCCCAAAAAATAACTAAAGGATCAATCATCATAGAGTTTATTTTGTGGTGTTGTTTCCTTGTACCAGGCTTTATTTATAGTATGTGGCGCATTACTAGTAAGGAGGTGGCCTGTAAGGTTTGTAACTCAACCCACATCATCCCGGCCAGTTCCCCACAAGCTGTAAAAATGATCAAGTTGAAAGAGTTTGATAAAAAGTCTTAATAAGGTAGGTTATTTGCAGTGTTTAAAGAGCCCGTTTAAAAGCGGGTTTTTTTATTAAATAGTACTGGAATATTTTATAGTTATTGTGTAAGATGGGGGTATTGAAATTTGAAAGGAAATAAAATCAATGAAAAAGACGGATAGAGGATTTAGCCGAAAAGATTTTAAAGACCAATATGGGGAATGTTGCTCATTGCAAGCCTCATCGTTGGCAACGGAAAACTGTATTTGGTTTGGTGTGGATAACCCCAGGGTTACAATATTAGCTAAAGAAATGTACCCTCAAGTAGCTGATCAGGTTAGGGGTTGGGTTGACGTTCCACTCCCAAAAGGAGCTTTAGTTTTTGGACGGATGCATCTAAATCAAGAAATGGTTAAAAGTCTTCTGCCGCATCTTATTAAATTTGCTGAAACTGGGGAGTTGGAATAGTGGGATATGAAACTAAATTATTGATAGGTCGGTCGTCGGATATGACAGATAACGAGCATCAATTAGGTCAGCCCGAAATAGATTGTGATACGATTTATAAACCCTATTTAAAAGATGATAAGGGCAATTATTTGCTTACAGGTAGAAAAAGAACGTGGTTTCAAATTTATGCCACTCTTGACCTTTGTAAATGTGGCGGCGAATCAAGCGTGTCTAAAATAGAAATTGAAAACAAAGACGAATTACATTTTTGGTACTGGTACAGCGGTAGTGATGACACTTCAGAGGATTGCTACGGCACTAAACTTAAGCCGGTCCCTATAAAAGAAGTGGTAGATGCTTTAAGGGAAGATGTTAAGGAGAGTGAGTATAGGCGTTTTAAATGGGCTCTGGCCCTGCTTGAAGCTATGCAAGATGATTCGGAAGGGTTAAGCGTGTTGTTGTATGGACATTGAAGCTAAAGAAAAACCAATCTTGTTTAATGGTGAAATGGTTAGGGCTATTTTGAGTGGGCAGAAGACGCAGACACGGCGGATTATGAAGGTGCAACCTAATGAACATGACCATAAAATGTACGGTGAAATTCACGGCGCAAATTGTACATGGGCAAATGAACCTCCTGAATATTACGATACAGGAGATAACCGATGGGCTTGTAGACTTTGTGGCGATGGAATCGATGTAATGGGAAACGGTGGGTATAAATGCCCCTACGGCCAAGTAGGTGATGAGATTTGGGTGCGTGAAACCTATTATCAATCCGGCTACTCTTATCAAACTTACCCTGAAGACGAAGAGTATAGAGGATGGAGCGGAAGCGATTTGTTTTATAGTGCCGATGGAATCCCCCCTTGTCGTGGTGATGGCGAATGGGGAAAGCAATCTTCAAATGAAGAACGGGCAAAACGTGGGTCCAATTTCTTTCCAGACAAGGGAAGTAATTTTTGGCGCAAGAAACCTTCAATACATATGTTTAGAAAACATAGCCGTATTCAACTCAAAGTAAAACGGGTTTGGGTCGAGAGGGTGCAGGATATTTCAGAAGATGATGCTATAGATGAGGGAATAGATATATGCCCAGGAAATGGCGGTGAAGATATGTATTTTAGAAATTATTTAGCTCTAACTAAGGCAGATGAATATTTTCTTGAAGCACCAAAGAAGTCATTTGAAAGTTTATGGAACTCAATCTACAACACTTGGGATGAAAACCCGTGGGTGTGGGCTTGTGAATTTGTAAGGATTGTGAAGTGAAGGTACATTTTTATAAATCCCATGGCTCAAAGCCGCTTTACGTGTCACAAAAAGCACATAGGCAAACGACAATTTGCGGGTATATAAGACCCCGGGTAACGATGTATGTACTGTTCGTGACTTGTGAATTGTGTTGGCGTAAGATGGAAAAAGAAGGGATTGTTTAAGGTGAAATTCAATCAAAACTCACGAAGTCAAAACAAAAAACCTCTGTCAGATAAAGGCCCCGCCAACATAGGGATCAATCAATTGAATAGTGTTTTTCACCATAATTGTAATGATGAAATAGAAGAAGGAAATGTTGAATCTTACGGTGAGGTAGAGTTTCTTGAAAATAAAAATAAAAGGATCGACAATAGAAATACACTTACCGTTCAAATAGTCGTTTTGATCTGTACTATTTTATATGCCTATATAGCTATTGTGAATAATGGAACAGAAAAATTATAATGGACAACCCCGCCCCATATGATTATAATCTTAAATGTATATCTCATCTTTATACTATTGAAAAGTTAGGAAAATAAGAAAATGGAAGAAACAAGAGAGCAGCAGCTTAGAAGTATTATCCAAGACAGGAAACAATTATTTATTGATGAATTAAAAGTATTGCCCACCAAGTCGAAACGTGACCTATATTTAAATATATTGCAAAGATCGGTGGATGAATTAGTTCTTTGTAATAACCTCGGAAAGCTTGATTTAGGTGTTACTGAAACGCCGATAAAAAAGGGTGGGGGATGATATGACAACGCCTAAGAACCCAAACCCGCCAAGTCACGAAGATTTTTTAAAAGCCTCGGCATTCGTTAGAACCTTTAAAACTAAGCAAGAATGGATTGAACATCTCGAAAAGTGCCGTGAAGCCGAGCAATCGAAATTTGAGAAGAAATTGCGAAGCGTTGACAAGGTAACGGATGTTTTATGCCTTGTTTCTTGGATTTTGCTGGCTTTATATGGTCTTTTTGTGTGGTTGTCGTGAAGAAATCGGCAATATTATCACGATGCAGAAAATACAGATATTCTTTAACCAGGGCATGGGATGAATCAAAACCATATGTTGTATTCATTGGCCTAAATCCATCCACTGCAGACGAAAACGAAGACGATCCCACAATTCGGCGCTGTATTGCATACGCTAAATCATGGGGCTATGGCGGGGTTAGAATGATGAACCTATTTGCATTTAGGGCAACAGATCCTAAGAAGATGATGGCCGCCGATGATCCTATAGGGGTTATGAATTGCGAATATCTAAAATCTGCTGATGCCTTTGACCATAGAAATTTGTTTGTAGCCGCATGGGGTAACCACGGCTCATTTATGAATAGGTATATTTTCGTTAAAAAAGTGTTTAGAAAACTGCATTATCTAAAAATGAATAATTCAGGTCAGCCGGCGCATCCGTTGTATTTAAAGGCCGATTTAAAGCCTGTTTTGTGGGAATAAGGGGAAATAGTGGACCAACAAGTTAGAGAGCTACTATCTGAGGAAATAGGCCAACATATAGGGTGGTATATTCGAGAGCAAACAAAGCATTTAGTTGAGGCTATGCCTTGTAATTGCGATGAAACTCATGTTCAAGATGGTGTAATTATGTACGTTTCAAAGGGTGAACATTGTGAACGCTGCAATAAATTAGAAGAACTTGAGAAATTGGTGTAATGATGGGCAAAGAAATAATAATCTACAAACCCGCCTCGGTTGGAGCTTCAACTGGCGAATTAATTGGAAAGTTCAACGGCTTCATAGATGCGGAAAAAGAAAAGCTTGCATACGATAAATATCTTAAAAATGGGATGATATCACAAGAATCTTATGATTCTATGTGTGAAGAAAGAGGGTGGGGGGATAGTGAAGAACCAAAAACAGTTGATTGATCAAATAAGATCTACCAGGAAGTCGCAAGGGTTTACCCAATTAGATATAGCTAAAAAGGTGGGTCTGAGTAGGGCCCAGATTGCCAATTTAGAAGGAGGCCGACATAATTGCTCTTTGCCCCGCTTCTTACAGATTTGCGAAATATTAGGTATTGAATGGGCTGATTTTGATAATGCTGATAATATAAAACGCAATGCAGAAATTAAGGCCATGAGAGATTACAGGGCTGATTTTAAAAGATTTCACACAAAGATCACGAAGTTTTGTCTTGAAGCTTCGTGGGTATACGATGATCCCAATGACAGCTAATAATAGCTAAATATAGTTAATGAGAAATTAGTACAGATCCAATAACAAATATACCCAAATACCAAGAGCCCCATAATAACACCCCCAAATAGAGCTAATCCCTTATTGATATCGTAATTGAGTTGTTCCATGTAGGCACGTCATGGCCGTGTTGTCTGGTGTAATGTACGTATTATTATCATGTCTTATAAAAGTATATATTTATTATCTTATATCTTATCTCTTATTATTTCTTATCTGATAACTATATATAGAGATTGAAGGTAGCATAAATACTATAAAAGAGCAAATGAGATTCTTGGCTTTAGCTAGGTTTGACTGTGATTAGAAGAAATGAGCGCATATTGTGGTGAATGTGCATTTAACGCTTAAAAACGATGGTGTTATATAATAAAGTGCGTTTACAGCTCAGAAATGAGGATTGTTTGACAAAATGAGCGTATATTACGTGAAATGTGCGTTTAAAGCCTAAAAACGATGGTCGCTTGATGAGAATGTGCGATTTTAGGCTAAAAATGAGGTTTTTATGATATTTTGCAGGTTTTTTAGGATATTTTATATAAAATGTGGCTTTTTAGGGCTTAAAGGGGGTTGGGGCCCGTGGCGGAGTACTAAATCATTGTTTTTGGGTCTTCACTATCCCCCCACCCTCTTTCTTCACACATAGAATCATAAGATTCTTGTGATATCATCCCATTTTTAAGATATTTATCGTATGCAAGCTTTTCTTTTTCCGCATCTATGAAGCCGTTGAACTTTCCAATTAAT